AGAATTCTATTATTATATTTATTACATATACAGCCGTACGCTCTGTATAAATAATATCAGAATTTATTAAACATTTGCATAACAGTATTAGGATTTATTCCGCGTTGTTCTAACATTCTCATTGCTAGCTGTTGCGGATTATTTGTTTGTAAAAGTGTTTCTATTTGTTTACCAGCCTCAGGATTATTTTTGAATAACATATTTATAAACGCCTGAGGATTCGTGCGGGCTTGCTGAATTTGTGACATAAGATTATTTATAAAATCTTGATTACCCGGATTACTATAATTATTAGGTATATTACCAAGCATGCTCATTTTGTTTCCTCCGCAGGTTTAAGAAGCTCCTGCAACTTAGAAGTTAACATATCAACTCTATTTGATAATTCAGTCATATTAGTTTTAATAGCTAATATTTCATTATTTGAAGTATTTGAATCTGCAGCATCAGCTTTAGATACTTTATAAGTATCACATGTCTTATACCCACGGCTATCTACTTTGACATTGTATAAAACATCTTTATTCTGGTCAAAATAAACCGTATCAGAGTTAAGTTCAGAAGAACGCATCATAGCTTCATCCAAACTAGTAACTACTAATTTATTAGTTTTATACGGCATTTGAGGTGGCATTTGAGGTGGCTGTTGATAGCCGTTATTAACGCTATTTATTTGTGAATAGTTAGATGGCCAATTATTAAAATACGGATAATTATAAGCCATAAATTTAACCTCCTTGTTCCAATTCATTTATTCTGTCTCGCCAAGCTTGTCTTCGTGCTTTCATTTCGGCATATTCTTCTTCAGTAAGCCGACCTTCAGCATACTTGATAGCTTGATAGTCAGTATCAAGTAACCTACGCTTAAGTTTTGTAATTTCCAATGCTGCATTACCTAATACTAAATATTCTTCAGTATCAGTACAAGTAGTCAATGTATAATTACCACTATTCAATGCCTCAAGAAATTCGCGCCATGCAACATTTCTACCATCAATAAAATACTGTTTATCCATGCTTAATCTCCTTATACAGTGAACCAAACTTCAAAATGTAATACACCGTTAGCACAGTTATTATAAAGCACCTCTTGTGCCCAGTTACCTCTACTACCTGAATCACTATATATTCGCCCAAAACCAATATAACTACTACTTTCTATTGATGCATCGGTACCATAGCCGAATATTGACCCATCAGAAGTACTTTTTAAGCTAGCCCACCACCAGCCTTTCAAAAACTTTGAAATAGTAACAGAAAAATTAGAAGAAAGCTTACTATTAAAAGTTGCAGGATTTATTATTCTATATTTATAAGTAGTTGATGATGAATAACTACTAATTTTTATCGAACCTGAAATTTTAGTAAGACCTTCGTATACAAATTTTGTAGCAATCGCATTAAAATATAAAGTGCCTCCGACACTGCCCATAGTACCAGTGATTTCTTCAACTATCTTTTTCTGATAATTATTATCTATAGTTTCTAGGCTTTGCATAGTATTATACATAGATGCAGTCATTAAGCCAGCATAATTTGCAGATGCCTGAGATATACTAATACTATCTTTGTTACCGCCTACAGTCAACTCTAATACCATCGATGATGCAGTTCTAATATTGCCCAATACCGGCGTAACATAATCATATACAGCTTTAGATGTTGGTACCTGAGTATCGTCATTAAAAACTTTTGTATTAATTGAATAGCTAGATTGATTAATATATCCGGTATTAGAAGCAACTGTTACAATCCTACCAAAAGTACTTAAGCTGCCACTAACTTTGACACAATTATCTTCTATATATTTATATACAGCGTGTGCTGTAGGTATACCATTTTCTGAATTAGATAATATAGAAAGCCTAACATACTTTTCTTTAGCAATGAACCGCCCAGAAAAATCTTCACTACTTGCAAGTATATAATCAGCACCCCACGTTGCGCCTTCAAAAGCTACTTCACCATACAGTAGTTTTGATGTATCGCCAAATTCAGATTTTTTAATATAAATATCATCAGTAGATGTTGTACCGTTCAAATATACTTTATTTACATAAATATTGCTATAAGTACCAGTACCAGTACCATCACCAATACGCACACCAGTTATCTTTTGTGTAGAAGTTGCACCGCGGTAAAACATCCAAATATCACTAGAGGTTGATTCTCCAGCAATTTTAATTTCATTACCAGCAGTAATATTTAGGTAATTTGCATATTCAGCAGTACCAGTTAAATCGCCGGTGATACCGCTATTTGCAGTAATTGGCTTATTAAAAGTCCAAGGATAGCTGGCGGTAACCTCTAGTGCAGTACCAGTGCTATTTACTGAATATGGTACACCATTAGCTGCATAATCACTTGGATTACTCCAGCATACATTTGATATACCTTTAATTGAAAGTACAATACAGTTTGATGCGTATGTATCAGATACACCAGTACACCCAAAAGTAAATCGCAAATATCTCGTTTTATTGCCATAGGTATCTGAACCTATTATTTCATTACAGTAATAATGATTCCATCCACTCCAACCATTTATATTCACTTTATCCAATAATGTATGCCATACTGTGGGACTTGAATAATCGCCTCTTTCGAGAGTCATATAAGTACCAGTTGCACCATTGGTCGAATAATAAATCAGTATATTACGCAAATTGCAATATAAACCTGCAGCTGCACAGTCGAGTGTAATTCTAGACTGTCTATTCGCATTTTTATCCGAAGTAGTATTACCGTTATTAAAATTACTGGAATTAGTGAAAATATTTACCGAACCAGTTACTGTTGTCCATGATGCGCCATTATCACTGCTTCTTTCAAATTTCAATGCATCAGCAGTTACACCGGCAAATCTATTAGCTGATTCACCTGGAAGATATGCTACGTCTAACGGCGTCAATGAAGTTATACTCGCTTTATTTCCCCAAGAAACATAGTCTGCATATACACTATTTACTGGTATAGTTATATCTTTAGAACCATCAAACTGAACTCCAGTAGCACTTACAGCAGTACTAAGATTTATTGCTCTCGGGTATTTTAACTTTTGAGCATAATACGCGCTCAATGTACCATCAATGACGTCATCTATCTTATCTTCTACTGATTTTACATTAAAATTACCAGAATGATATATTTCATACCATGAATTCCAACTAGATAAATCTTGTTTAGAAGCTCGTACATAGATACGCGGCAAGCTATCTGCATTACTCTTAGCATACGCAATTTGCGTAGGCACTCCACCAGAATTGTCATCCCAAGGTTTTATAGTCTCTATTATACAATATCCACTTTCGTAACCAATATCAGGTAGCCTAGCTACTGGTTGAAAATCATACCAAACTGTTTTACCTTCGCCTACTTTCGGTAACGCATTAGTATTCCGAGTATCTGATATATGAATATTAGCAGCATAATACGGAGCAAGATACGAACCTGACGCTAACAATTTTACACGTTTTATAGCCATTATGCACTCGCCACCTCTTCATATGAAATCATCAAATTTTTAAGATTACCGCTAATTGTGTTTACAGCATTTGCAAGAGCATTAAGCTCAGTACCAGTTGTACAACTCGCAGCATCGCCGCCTGTTACAGAAATAATATTGGAGCCAGTAGATACATTGAAAGCATATCCAGCAGAAATAGCAGCTAGTCTACCTTTAGCATCTCTGAGTGCAATAGTGCTAGCAACTGCTCCAGCATTATATCCAATTTCGCTTTGAGTAGCATTTGTATGAGTATATACAAAATTACCAGAAGTAGTACGTTTATCTACTCTGCCCTCTACAGCAATATATACAGCAGCCGCCGAAGGTATATTGTTTTCACCACCATCTTCAACACTATTTGTAAGCAAATATGATTCCTTAGCAATAAGATGACCAGAAGAATCTTTCTGGCTTGTAAGTATATAACGTGCAGTACCAAATGCAGCTGAATCGTTAGATTCGCCATATAATACTTTAGTGCTATCCCAAATAGAACCACTAATTTTACTATTGACAAATGAATATACCGCGTTTGTCGTAGGTACTGATGTAGCATTATCAGTTACTGTGCCAACAATTTTATAAGGCGAATCTTTTATACCCCTACCACCAGCACCTGCTGCCAATATGATTGTTTCAGTTTGACCAGCTGCATTTGTCATTGTGACATAATTTGTCAAATCAATAGTACCACCAAGAGGGTCCCAAGTAGTACCATTCCATGCCCAGTTAGTTCCAGCATGCGCGTTACCATATGCATTTACTACGTTCCAAGTATCGCCTATTTGCCGCTCAGTTTTAGGCAAATCAGAGTAATTTTCTACAGAACCTTTATACTTTAATGCGGAACTAAGTTTAGCATTTATTTGACTATCTGTATAACTCTGTGCAGTTGAAATAGCTTCAGACTTTGCAGTATTTACCTGCGATACAACTGCAAAATCATCACTACTATCTGGCTCCGGCCAATCAACGGTAATCGTATATGTAGCATCTCCGGGATTTTTTATACGAATACCTGCAGCATCTACTAATACCTGCCTGGACTTAGATATGCCCACAGTGATGCCTTGTTCAAAGTTATTCAAGCCTGTAAAATTATTAGATTTAGATAATCCCGTATATGCACTATCGGCATAATCTTTATTCACAGCATCTTGTCCAGTTTTTGGTGTACCAACTTTTAAGACACCATCTAACCCATACATAACAAGTCTGTTAGCAGTAGGAGTCTGACTATAGTGAATTTGTGTATCTGGGTCATTACCATCCATACGGCCATAAACAAAACTACTAACACCTGCAGCAGCAGATTCTACCAATTTTGCTACTGTCTCAGAACCATTAGATGTTACCGACTTTAATACATCTTCTAATAATACACGAGGATATAATCTAATATCACCATCTAATAATCTTATAGATTTCTTTTCAATTTCTTCTGCCATAATTGGCCCTCCCTAATTGTTTCATATGTAATGCCCTGTCGTTCTGAGACAGTAGCATCAGTATATTTTTTAGCATCTTCTACAGCTTGTGCAGCCGCATTATCTACATATATTTTAGGAGCTGCATGCATTTTTTCAGATGGATTACCAACATATATATTACCATTCGCGTCGCGTTTAACAATAGTATTCGCTTCAGCTGGTATAGATACTTTTATTGTAATCTGATTTTTACCGCTAGCAATATATGCCTGTTCAGAACCATCTGTTGTAACCTTATCTAACTTTTTGTTATCAAGGTTCGTAATAATTTCTTGTTGCTGGTTATAATAACCTAATAATTGGTTTATTGCACCAACAACTGTCTTATCTGATGTATTTATCCTTGGGTCATAAGCATCTTGTTTTTTATACGAACAACAATCAACATCAAGAAATACTGTTGCATCTATTTTAACAAGCGCTGATATTGTAGCCTCTTCGGTGCTGGCTAATCCCATAATCATAGCATCTTCAGCGCTAACTAATCCAACAACCGTCGGTTCATTCATCATATCATCGACAATATCATTTGTCAATGGATTAAGCATTATTCGTGTCCTCTAATACAAATTTATGAGGCGAGATTAGCTCTTTCTTTATAGATACCTTAGAATACGGAAAACTTGTAAAATCGCTACCAAATACTTGAGGACCTTTAGTTGTACCAAAGTAATTAATAACGTCATATATGTATTCTTTAGCTTCAAGTAATTCAGTATCACTGAACCTTATTAATATTACTACATTAAATACATACGGTACAACTTTATAGCCATTTACAAGAATTAATGCATGCTGATAAATATCATTACCAGAAGCACCAACACTATGATATACTCGATATATACCTTTTTCTATATCTTGTTGAACTTGATTATCCGACACTGAAGTCGAATTAGTCTCAAATAATTCATCAGTAGTAAATTTATTATATCCGCCTAATGCGTAATCACTATCGCCAGCATACATTGGAGGAGCTTTGAGATTCAAATACTTTTGTATAACAATTGAGTCATAACTACCAGAGCGTACTGTAAATGCGCAAGTGGGAAATTCAGTAGCTTTCTGAATATCAGTACCCAATGTACCATTCTTATATGCTGCCAATCTTGCAACAGTTCCACCAGTATATATTAATTGTACTTCATATAAATAGCTTCCACCGTCATTATTTGGTAAATTAATATCTAATGAAGTCAATAATATACTTGAAGTACTAAATGCTGAAATATCTACTTCTACCTCATAATTATCTGTACCAGTACCAGTTATTGTATTTGATAAACCATGTACAGAAATATTAAAAGGTGTAGCAGTATCAAAATGAAATTTCAAAATCATTTTCTTGAAGTTATATGCTGAAATTCCATTTCTAAAATCTATTGCATTAACTTTCCCAAGTTTATATGCCGGTATAGATTGAGATGGCTCATACACTATTCCAGTACTCTTACTATCACTATACACATCAGCATAGCCAGCAAGGTTTGATTGTAAAGCATTTGCTGGTAGTATATATGGTGTACCTTCTTTTGTCCAAAATTCAAATTTTAGAGTACATGTTTCACCACGTGCCAAATAAATGTTATTGTTCTTCACTCTCAGCATCTGATACCTCCGTTATACGTTGTTCAGGTGGAACTGGATTTGCAGTTTCGGGTTTTGCAGTTGCACTCTGACCAGTCTTAAGTTTAGCAGCCTGACCTGCATTGGAGTTAGAAACTGGTGCAGATTGTCCTTGATTTTCCATAGCCATCATTTGTGCAACTCTATCGAGAATATCAGGATGCTGCAATAAGAATGCTTCTACGGCAGGGTCAAGTCCAGTATTACTTTCTATGATATTCTGATGAATAGCTGCTGCAAAAGGAAACTGTAATTGTTTCATTATTGACCAATAGAGCTTTAATACCGCAGGGTCGTTAGGCATACCCATTGTACCTGCTAAGAACTGAGAAGTCAACAATTCCCACATTTCTTGCTTATTACCAAATAGCGAGGCATTATCAGCTTCAATCAAGAAATTGTCGTCCCAATATAATTGTTGAGTGTCGGGGTCCTTCTTCAAAAAGGTATATCTATTGAACTGCATCTGCAAAATATCGCCGTCTTTACTATACTTTGTATAATACTGTGTTTTATCGGCATAAGCAAGTAAGAATTTGAATTCTTTGCGATATATTTCAGAATATGCTTGTACCTTCATACGCTGCTTACTTTCAAGTCTGCCAGCAGATTGTGCTGCAGCAAGCTGCTTCGCTTTACCAGAGGTTGCAGTCGTATCCTTTTTACCTTGATAACTCTCAGTAATACCCAATGTAGCGCGGCCGTACTGATACATACGAGTTGCAAATATGTCATCTTGCTGCATATTTGCCTGTACTGTTTGCACCGAAAATGCCTGAATCATTCTGGGGTCCTGAATAGGTACCATTTTAAGTGTACTGTCATCTGATGGAATATTAGTGCCTTGGGGATATGTTACAAATGACCCAGCTTTCAAAAGATTCTCCTGTTCTTTTGTAGTAATCCTATTGAGTGTATCTTGATTCTGCTCAATCATATCAATATCAGAAATACCATATACAGATTCGTCATCGCTTATCGATGTTCTCATTACGACTGGTAATTCTCTAATATGATATGCTGGAAGTTTATCGCCTTTTGCAACTATCTTTTCTAATCCAGCATATGGATTATCTGGCTCACCTTTAGCTTTTAACTCAGCACGAAGCCGTGCATTTTCTTCCATACTGCCACTATAAATATCTTGAGTAGCAACTTCTTCATCTAAAATGTTCCATTCAAACTCAGTACTATTGCATACCGGACACGGCTGGTCAAGGTTAGTTATTACTTCACCACAGTGCTTACAAAGCGCCACGCGTCTAAGCTCAAAATAATTATCTTGACTTATTAACTGCATGCCTTTTTCTGAAAATATAGTTCTTGCTAAGTCGCCATCTTCATTCAAATAATAACACGTTATAATTGTACAAGTATCGCAGGAATCATTATCGGCAGGAATATCTACTTTATACAATCTTTTTATCGACGAGCAAGTAGCTACATTCTTCAAAAAAACGTATTCTGAGTCATTGAAATCTGAGAGACCCGGTTGAATATATACTGTGCCAGCAGGGTAGTAGACTAATTTAAGACCTCCGAAACCTGAATTTTTATTTCTATTTTGGTCCCATTCAATCAGATACCAACCATAACCATTTTTAAGTACATTACGCTCAGCTTTATCATTTACAGCAATACCATTCTGAAGCTTCATCAAATTACTCAAATAATTTGTAGCTTGCAGCGCTCTCTGAGCATCCTCAGCCATCAATGGTGTAACCACTGGCTCAGGAACAGTATTGCTAATCTGAGATTCAATTAACTCAAATGCAATATTTTGATGACACTCTGCTTGTACCTCTCTCTTGGTACGCTTATTTATAATTTTACCTTCGCCTTTGTACAATGACTGCCTGCGTCCTAATTTAGAATACTCACTGTCCGCTGCAGACTTGCACATTGTATATTTCTCAATTATAGTATTAAAATCCATTTATACCACCTCAAGAAGCTCCGTACAAATCAAATGATATATGCCCACCATCACCTGTAAGGTCGAAGCCTTCTGAACTTAAATTTACCGGCGGGTTACCCCATACCTGCCGCATTGCAGCTCTCTGTATTTCTGAGCCACGTGCATAATCTTCCAACATATCTTCTGTCCATGGCTGACTTTCAGCAACTATTTCTTTTGGTTCAGACTCTTTTGCTGAAATCATAGACATTCTGTTCAAAGCTTGCGAGGTAGCGTCGACATCATCGTCATGCACACCTTTGGGGAATGCTTTCATTGAATCAGAATATTCTTTATAATATTCAGCGGTTTTATCAAAATAAACTTTACCGCTGTGAAACAGCCATGTGACTGCCATTGCTCTTGAATATTTGCCACCTTCTGGTTTAACAGCTATGACATTTCGTACACCTGCAACAGTTAGCATGTCTATCGCGGCAACACCGTTCGCAGCTTCTTCTATGTACAACCAATTTATGCTGTATGCTGCCATCAAAGCGTATATTCTTTCAAGCAATTCAGGGAACGAGTAATGGCCTTTCTCTGCCCAGAGCAAAAAGTAATCATCATTTAATTTAGACCAAACCTGTAATGCGTTGAAGTCATTGTCCTCTTCATGTTTTAGCGCAGCATCTACACTCAATGCAACTACTGGCCATCTAATCAATCTACCGCTATCATATTCTTGCAGGCCTTGTGGCGTTATTTTTCCCCACTCGCAAGACCTGAACATTTTATCGGTAAATAAATTACCAGTGCCGATTGTCGGGTTACCTTGATAATTATTCTCCCAAGTAAGTAAGTTACCTTTTCTTATGTAAGCTTGCTTGAATGCTTGCACCCATACTCTGCCTTTGCCTATTTCAGGACACGGTCCGTCGCCAAGCTCTCTACCAAGTGGGTCGTGCTCTGGGTCAACGCACTCACATGGTATATTCAATATCTGAATAGCTTGCGGGTCTTCAACAGACTTTATAACCTCAAAAATATCTCGCATATTCCAGCGAGTCTGCATTACGATACATTTACCACCGACTTTTATACGCGACCGAACAACTGATAACCAGTTGTCTTCAAGAGTAGTATTGAATGTATCTGAGTTAGCTTCAGTACTATCATGGCACGTATCATCAATCACCACCAAATCAGCAGGATTACCATTGACAGTAGACATAGTCGCAGACAAACACGTGCTCTTGATGTTTTTCTTGGCATCAAATATCACCTCAAATTCTTCGTTTGTCCATTTATCGCCAATCTTAGAACCTGGCCACATATCAAGATTCCACTCTATTTTACGCTTATTTTCTGACGATGCTTTTGCGGCAAAAGAGCTCGAATATGATATGATTATTGAGTTTGTTCCGGGATGACGAAACATATACCAACTAGGTATTGACTGAGCACCCCATGTAGTTTTACCAGTCTGGAATGGCAATGATATTAAAAGAAACTCAGTACCATCTTCCCGTCCAGGTCTTTCAATGAAATCCTGAATAGTATTTGCTAACACTTCATGCAAATGTGTAGGTCTTAAATCCGGCCGGCATTTCAAAACATATTTATAATATGAATTGGTAATGTCACGGCGAGTTCTATCAGCAATGAGTGCATCGTACTGAGCTTTGGTTATTTGTATTCTTTCTGGTGTAGCAATAGACTCAACTTTGGGGTCTATATATGCGGGGTCAATTGTCAGTTTCATCAACCACCTCCGCATGTTCTAGCAAAAAGTTCAATTGGTCATCTGTTAGATTGGTAATATTACTTGACGCAATATCATGTTTGTCTGTGGGTTTGCCGCCGCTCGTATCTCTTATGTATGTAGCAGATTTCACATCGGCATCTTCAATGGCTTTTGCCATTTGAATAAGATTCACTGCGTCAGCAAAAGATAATTCATCTATATTCAATTGGTCAAGAAGTACTGGAAATACCTTAGACCGCTGTAAAAAAGATTCATCACTACCAATAGCATCTAAAGCAGAACGCTTGATAGCCATGGCAGATAACATTTTTGCAGAGGTTTCCCAGTGATTAGCAAAGATGTTACGCTGCATGTTCTTTCGAATAGCAGCTGCAGTATTTTTATTTACTTCATCATAGTTCATGGTACTTACCTCCTTTTGCAAAGAATATCTATATAATTAGGCGAAGCCTATTGAAAAATTTAAGAGGCGGCAAGGAAATGGAGACTTTTGACAATGGAAATTTACAAGTGAGGACAACATTTGAAACAAACGATAAAGATACAGACTGAAACCTTGCCGCCTTCACAAAATATAATGCGCGCGAGGTTATCAAATTATGCTAATTTTGTAAAATTCAAAAATTTATAATCAAAGAGACTTCTTTGTATAGGCGGGGTGGGTAGTACTAATTTATTTAGAAGTATTGAAGCGGAGATAATGGAGATAGCGAAGATACGATGCCAAGTGGAATTGTACAGTGAAGATAGCGAAGATACTTAGCTATGATGCCACAATGCTACGACGCTCGTACCTTCATTCATATATATGTCATAAAGGGAACGATTATCAGGCGGGGCCATCTAATTTTATTTATATTAATATAAATAAATTGAGTTAATAAAAATAATAATTATTTAGGAGGATAATTATTGCAACGAGGTTTATTTATAAAATACAAATTATAAGGAGATTATCCAAATGTTTAAGATTCAAATCAACGACACAACCAAATGCACAATCATTGACGACGCTACTGGCAAAACCTACGACGCAACCGGCTCGTGGCATGTACGTACGCTCAACGATACTTACAAGTATCATGAATACTATGTATTCACAAACAAACTTGATATTAGCAAATATCCTGAGCTCAAGCCTTTAGCAACGAAAGCGCCGAAGACATTACAAGCCAAATGGAATGTTGAACCTAAGGACGAAAATGTTGAAAAATGGTGGCTTGACATTAAAAACTGGGCCAAAATCAAAGGACCTAAGTTGAAAGGCTACACAGAAGAACTTAGCGAAAGTAAATCAAGAAGCAAAGTAACACTGGACGAGCTTGACAGCTTGTTTGAGTAACAACCAAAGACCTGAGCATGTCTCAAAACTGCTCAAATAAATTTTAATAAGTGAGGTAACGAATGAAACGGAATCGGGCATACATTGTCGAATACAAAGATGAAGATGGATACACGCAGACAGAGCGCATAGCTGCTGAGAACATTGTTGACCTGTACAATCAAATTAGGTCTGCTGACATCAAACCAACGCATATATACGATGCATTCTATAACGAATTGTAACAAAGAACGAGACTGTCGGAAACGACAGTCTCTATTTTTTATACGCAGAACGAGGACGACAACGACGCAACTAACGACGAAAGCGAGAACGAGGCTGCCAACGACGCAGAACGAAATTAGAAACAAGCACAGCAACGACGCTACCAATGTTTGAAACAAGCACAGCAACGACGCTGACGACGCTGACGACGCTGACGACGCTGACGACGCTGACGACGCTGACGACGCTGACGACGCTACCAATACTAACGAATCGTTATTGAAAATTCCAAGTAATAAAATTTATAATATATTATTTATAAATCAATTTTATAAATAAAATAAACAAATTACGAGGTGCTACGATGAACAATCAACGCAAACAGCAACTGTTCAATCGATGGTACGATATGACGTATGACGAGCATATACGATATTGCTCAGGAGACGGCTGCATCGGATTCATCAAAGAACAACTTGACTACGACGAGAGTGATGATTATGACAATCTCGTTAGTCAAATGCAACAAGTAATCGGTAACAATTGTTACTTGTTTCCAGAAATCAATGTACATTATAACGAACGTGCAAATTATTCAGCAATACTGCTTACGATTTTGCACACTGACGGCAGTATTGACGAAGAAACTGGTTATCAAAATGTCAATGAAGTCAATTCATACGTAATTGGCATGTATTACAGTAAACCAAACGACAAAATAACGAATACGTATATCAGGAAATACGTAAAACATCAAATGAACAATCCAACGGATTATATATTTCTCAAAGCTGCTGAGAATTCAAAACAAACATAATCAATGGTGAACAGTAACGATTTGACCTGAGCATGCCACAAAACTGCTCAAATCAATTTCAAAGGAGACAAATAAATGATTGACTTTGTTAGCAAAACAAATTTACTCAACGACACAACTGTATACGCAGTAATCAGAGATGACGATAGTAATATTACTCATGAAACAGTCATCGGTGGTTACGAAGGCAATGAATCAATAACACGGTCATCTGCGATTTTCAAATATTACGTAAATCAAATAAGCATATTGCAGAATATACTGAATTCAACGAATGATATTTTACAAGAAATCGATGAATTGGACGTTTGTAACTTAATGAGCAACGAAGTAAATGAGCACGACGAGCTTACTGGCTTAGCGACGTCGCTTCGAGCATTGACGGAAGCAATTGATACTTTAATTGCAGCAAAAACAGATTCAAAAATAATGAATAATCTTTAAGAAACGAAAGAGCACGGAAGCAATATTCTGTGCTCTTTTATTTTTTGGCTCTGGACAAGCGAAGCAACGACGTAAATGACTAAATTTCAATCAAAATCTGATACGGCGAAAAGTGCACTTGGCCCCTTAACAAAAATTAAAGCATAGTCAGTAAAAAACTAGCCTACAGTAGACCGGTCTACTTTTTTGTTAACTATGTTAAAAAGGGCCTTCGGAAAAAAGTTTGGACTTTGCCCATTTAGCCTTCGTACACGCGGGTGTGCAATTGTGCGCAATCGTATCACGGTGGCTCGAGCGCGACTGTTAAGTATATTAACAAAAAATAAAAAATTTATAAACCACTAAACAATTGCGCGCTTGCGGGGTAGCGAAACGGGTGCGCACGCGTAAGGCAATATTTTTGTTCATTATTTTTGCGCAGTTCGCATTGCTTCACCGTCACTTCGGATACTTCGTACTCCATATACTTCGTACTCCATATACCTCGTATTCCATATACCTCGTATCTCTTTGAAAATTCCAAATAATAAAATCTATAATATTAGAAAATTAAAGGAGGCCCACCAAATGAGTGAACAATTTGATAAACTGTATGACGAATTTCTTGCTTTGCACTGGTATACAAAATTTCAGCGCATGACAATGAACTATTATAGCAATAATCATTTTGACTTGTCAGATGAAGAACTTACGACATTAAAAACTTATTGCTATTCAAACATGATTGCTTGCTTGCCAAAGTATGACGATTTCATAGAATACATTGAATATATGCCATATATAAACCATACTCTTGAGGAAAGAGCTCTTGCACTTGCTAAAACGTGTAAAGACTACAACTTAAAATGTGATGACGACCTTTGCTATCACATTTATCCATATATGAGCTTAAGTGATAGCAAAGCAACGTTGCTTTATGCACAAATACTACTTTACGAAAACAAGGAGATATAATCATGCTTAATCGCTATACGGTAACTTACATTGCATATCCTTTCAAAGATTCAGACTTACACTTCGGTGGGCAAGTATTGGTTTCAGCAAAATCAAAATTACAAGCAGAAAAACTTGCTGAACAACGACTGATTGATGCAAACAATACAATACTTTACGTAATAGGCAAAGCAAGAATGCGTGAGCCGGAAGATGTAAATGAAATACATTAAAAGAGATATAATCATGACAGAAGAAATTATTGAACAAATTGCAAACTTAATTATTGAAGCCAGTCTTGAAGCAAAGAAGCAAGAAGAACGTTGCAACCGTATGAGAACGGAGTTTTCAAATATTAAAAACACTCTTGCAACTTTTGAGAAAAATGCTGAAGATTTTTACAAGCGTTTCCGTGAACAGGAAGTGAGGGCAATCAAAGCAGAAGAAATTCTTGCCTCGAAAGAGGACGAAATAATCCGCTTGAAAGCGAAGCTGTGCGATTTAACGGTAAAGGAGTAAGGGGTGACTAAATGGAGAAATTATCAGAATGCTCAGCTGCATTAGACAAATTATCAGAAAAACTGTATAACTTAACTCAAGACTTCGATGTATCTACTGATTTATACGATACCATAATATCTTTGAGTACACAGCTCGATAGAACAATTGGCTCAATTGAAAGAATTTGTGCAAAAGCAGTATCAAGATTACAACTTGCAAATAGCTTTGCAAAATGTGATGTCGATGGCATAAACATTGAACACATTATGAAAAATATCGTCAAAGTTATAGATTTTATTGGTCCTTTTGATTAATTGAAAATTCCAAGTAATAAATTCTATAATTTTAGAAAAATTTGGCACACTCTTTCAAATAAAACACATTATATATTATGTAACAAATCTTTGATTGGCCACGTGGCCAATCAATATGTGAGAGGTGGTCCTATTCAACGTCCCTATTTGAGTTCAATTCTCAAATCTCACACCAAACAGTCGTACAGACTGAATAAAAATTTTTAAGTCTTAGGAGGACTAATCATGATTACTGTAACCGTAGACAAAACCACTGCAACTGCTGTATGCGCTTTCAATGGCAAAGAACAGAAGCTCAGCCTTCAGAAAGTCAACAAAGAATCCGTTAAACCCGGAACTTATTGGATTAATCTGAAGCCGCTTGGCACGCCTAAACAGTGGTACACTGTCAACTTCAACAACTATCCTGATACAGATACTTTTGATGTTGAAATTGATGAAATGCAGCACCGTACTGTAAAACCTCGTATCTCGCGAGTAATTACCTTTGGAAATATCAAAGATTTCTTGAGTGAAGAAGATGCTGCAACGTTTGATGCTCTCAAAGAGAAAGCAGAAGCTGAAGCAAAACGTCGTGCTGATGAAGCTGAAGCTAATAAGCCTGTGAAAGAAAAGAAGTCTCGTAAGATGACTATCGAAGAAAGACGTGCAAAGCTGCTTGAAGAAATGAAAGCTCTGGAAGCTGCTGAGGCTGAAGGAAAGGTTTACTTTGATGAAACCAAACCTAAGAAGTCTAAGAAACAGGCGGTTATCGAAGACCTTGACGTGACCGAAGGTCTTGATACGCAGGCAGTATCTGAAGATACGACCGCGTTCTAATTAAGCTCATTCAATCAATTCCTTATAATTTGTTTTAGACCGATAGACGCGATGTTTGTCGGTCTAAAAACAAACTTAAAAGTGGACTAGGTTAGTCCAAATGGAGGACATAAATGGAAAAATATTTTGACGACTGGACAGTACAACTTGCAAAGAACTATAAACCGGGTTTCATAAAAGAAGGACAATGGTTTAGTATTAGTCAGAAAATTAATGGAGTCAGAGCAACATATTTTGCAGGCAATCTAATATCCCGTACAGGACACAGATTGGTTGGTTTCTACAACATTCTCAATGAATTGGCATCAATAAATACTGCACTTGATGGCAATTATGTATTTGACGGTGAATTAAGATTGTCAGATGACTTTGTAAAAGAACATAATTTTACGGATAATGCTGCGTTCAAATACGGCACAGGTATTGTGAATTGTATAAACGACATGAAAGGTAAAAATCTAATTAACTTCATTATCTTTGATGTCATAAATGCTCATGAATGGGCGTATGAAGATTGCCATGTAAAATACAAAGAAAGGCTTAAACTTTTACATGAAATCAGAAGAATGTCATTTTTGTACGTAAAAGTAGTGCCCACGTTATACTTCGGATATGATATAAATCAGATTGAATATTGGGCAGATAAAATGGCAGATGATGGTTATGAAGGCATAATGATAAATACCAATGACTACTATAAATATACCCGTTCGGCTAGTTTGCTAAAATATAAAAAATTTAATACAATTGATTTGCAATGTATTGGATTCAAAGAAGGTATTGGTAAATATGTAGGTACACTTGGAGCAATTGTTTGTGAATACAAAGGTAATGACATTTATGTGGGTAGTGGATTTACTGATGGACAACGTAACCAAATATGGCAGAATCAAGAAACCTATTATGGACGTATAGTAGAGATTAAGTACAAAGATATAACAAGTAATAAAGAAACTGACTTAGAATCTTTGCAATTTCCAGTCTTTGTAACTTTCAGGGAAGATAAAATTAAACCTGATACAGTAGGCGCATTTAGCGAATTTTAAGAAGCCATACGACGTGTCACATTCGATTTATATTTAAGCCTATAAAAATATTAAAGGCCAAATATAAAATTAAAATGCGGGCGTCTTAGGTGCATCTTAGATAGCTTTATTCACTCAAAATAAATTATGAGGCCGTGCTAATGGACATTAAAGACTATAAATTAGAAATTGCATTAAAATACTGTTGCAAAATACTATCTGCATTTGGTAAACTATTTGGTGATACTAAAACACCAGAAGACGTGTATAAGCTTGCAATAGAAAAAGCTACAAAAATAATGAAAGGAGAACAAGATGACAGAACAGAAAGAAAATCGTAATGTAAAGTTATCTGCATATATCGAAAAAGAATATTCAGATGAACTTTACAAAATTGCATACAAAATAGATATATCAGTATCTGCATTATTACGCAAAATAATAATCAAATATTTGGAGGAACATAAATGATAGCAATAATTGGTGCATTAATTGCCGGATTATTTTTTGGCTTATTGATAGGTACAACAGTTGGTTATAAATTCAAGGAAAAAGAACTTGAAGAAGCCGAAGAAAAAAAGAAAAAGAATGAGGACAAGAAATGAAAGTAATATATGTCTATAAAAATGGCATATATAGTGAGCTTGATGTGCCTGATGAAGATAACACAATTGAAATAATGATAATGCTAAAGTATTATGCACTTACAGATTTATTTACTGTAAGCATCCGACCTACTGTAACAATGATGAAACACTGCCGTAAAAATTTGAAGAGACATCCAAATTTATACGAATATGCGTTTGTAAAAGCAATTTGTGAGAAAGACCCATGGGCTATTGAAAATTGGACAATTGATGACAGAGCTGTTAATGATATGTCATCATTAATGAAAGAACATTATGACCTGAAATTTCCACAAGCTTTTAAGAGTTGGCATTCATATAATTGTAATGCCGACATTAGGTCGATAAATAATGGATGTGCTGCAAATGCAGAATTCTATTCGCGAGATGTTATAATAACACATGCTTTGCATCTAAGAGTTCATACTTATGAAAAAGTATTTATTGACTCTAAAACTTGTGAAGATATTGTAGTATATGCGCATAAAGGATGCCAAATAACAATTGTATGAATTATGAAATATTTGAAATTGATAAATGGTAAGGTGATTGAGGCTGAGAATATAGACGCATTATTGATAAAATATACAGACTCAGTTGAAGTAACAAAAGATGAAGCTTATATGTTTTTATTTGAAAAAATATCGCATAGAATGGGCGCGCAATTTTCAAATTATAATCATATTGATATTGCTTCAGAAGTATATTATATGTTGTTAAAGACATATAAAACATCTGGGTTGTATGCACCAGATAAGCCATATGAAGATAATTGCAGAATTTGGTGGTCAATTGCCAAAAAAGATTGTCTTTATATAATCAAAAAGTACAAAAATAAGACAAAACTGGAGGATTTAGTAGAAGATATACCCGAAAATTCAATGATAAAATCTGATTATGATATTGAAGGACTGAGTGTCTGTGCTGAAATAATCAAATATATGAAGAAACTCAGTAACAGTGATAATAATACTGAGCAAAACATGGGTTTCTACGGGTTATTTAGGTTGAAAGGTTTATCTGATAAGAAAATTGCAGAAATCTTTGAACTCAGTATACCAAGAATATATGAAATCAGAAGGTCATTGAAAAACAGACTATATCGGGTATTTAAGGAAGTATTATGAATAAAGATATTAAGTTCAAATTAAGAATGTTGGCAAGTAGTACATTTACTGAAATTGAATATCTTGCCAAAAAAGATTTATTTATGACTAAAAGAACACAAGCTGTTGTAGATTATATCTATAAACAAGTAAATAAAAAATGGTATAGTGATGACAATGCTTTGAAATATTATTGTCAAGGTATATATACAATAGTCATAGATGAAAATTTTGGTAGAAAACTCGAATATGATTTATTAGCAAAAGTGCAAATAATATTATTTGCAGTAGCTAATAAAGTATATTCAAAAAGAAAATTCTTACGGAAAGTTAAGCATTTAGAAATAGGTATATTAGCTGCTCCATATATAGAATTGTTGATAAATGATATTTATTATTTTTGAGGTGAATTATGATAATTCTCGAAGGTATTGATAAATGTGGTAAAAGTACATTTGCAAATTTATTGAAATTACAGATACCAGATACTGAAATAATACATTTTGATAAAAATTCTAAAATGATGCAAACTATGCTAAATTGGGATATGTCTAAACAAGTCATTTTTGATAGAAGTTTTATATCAGAAATGTGTTATGGTCCTATATACCGTGATAAATGCAAATATACATTTCCTCAAATTATGAAGGCATTTGATTTTATCAAAAATTATGATGTATTGGTGTTATATTTTACAAGAGATTTAGCAACAATAGAGTTTAATAAATTTGATGAAATTGAAGCACATTTTGAAAAACTCAAAATAGTTAAACAATTGTATGAATGTACTATACAATTTATGAAACATTATGGAATAAAAGTATATGAGGTGAGATACTAATGAATATAAAATTAGGTGATATGGTAGAAAGTTGCCAAATAGATGACAGAACTATAATGCATTTATTAGTTTTATCAATACGTGCCAAATGTAAAGGAGGAGCAATTGTAGATGTATTAACTATAGTAAAACTTGCTTTTGGTATAGCTGAGTATCGATATAACAACTATTATATATGCTATGATAGCGACTATTATGACTATAAAGTATTATACAATGTATTTGATTTACAGGAGGCAAACCAGCATGGAAAATAAAATATATTCGGCATGGGCGTTTACTGCGAATGAATTAGAAAAACACAATATAAATTATAAGATTTATAAGCAACTTTGTGAGAAGTATAAGATAAAACGTATATGGCGTAGAAGCATTTCCGATGAACAGTTTCAAGAAATACTCGATGATAATGATTTCGTATATGAAACAACTTCTGGATATGCTCATAAATCTGTAACTATATATAAGTCACCTGATTTAACAACTGATGAGCAAGCATTGATTTGTGATGAAGGTAATCTTTGTTTTGGTTATGGCATGCGTAATGGCAAAATGGCTATTTATACAGATTGAGGTATAATTATGAATATAAATGGTAAAAATATTCCTTTTAGTTTTTCTCAAAATAGACTTTATAATGATTGTCCGCGCAAATATAAGTTCAGATATATTGATAATATTGTAGAACCTACTAATGATAATCTTGAATTAGGTAGTGCAATACACAAATACTTCGAGTGTTTGAATGATATTTTATATAATTATGCGTTTAATGAAAATAATTATGCGCTCGATATTCATAAATTTGTTTTAGAATATAGCGAATTTTCGCCAAAATCATCTGATTATTCTGCAGCATATAACACCATAATATCAATGAAGACTAAAGATTATCTTGATAAACTTACTTCTGGTTGGCTTGAATGGCGGAAACTTAGGAATATTACTAATACTGAAACAAGATTTGAATATGATGATTTTGTCGCAATATTTGACGTAATAAGCCAACATGATGGTAGATTTACTATTAGCGATTATAAAGTTACAAAGAAACCTAAAACATTTGCATCTATATATAGCGAAGGACAACTACTGCTCTATAAGTATATTTATAGTAAGTCACTCAGTATACCGCCTGATATGATTGATATAGAATACGTTAATATTAAAACATTTGTTGCTCCGGATATTGTATCTATTGTAAAAGATAATCCTGATATACAAACTTGCGAAAATGTTTGGAATAATGTTAACAAAACAAAACAAAAAATATTAGCTGGTGATTTTCCTAAAAAGACTAAATACTGTAATTGGTGCTACTATAAAGATATGTGTACGAATGAGGAATAAAGGAAGTGTTTAGTCGCGATTTAAGGGCCTTTATATTAAAATAAATAAATTATAAGGGCCCTTATATTAAAATTAAAATATGAGTGTCTTAGGTGTATCTAAGATAGCTTATAAAATTGAAAATAAAATTTTATTAAAATATGGAGACAAAAATGGATAAAGAATTAAAAACTGGATTTGAGTATTTTGTAGCATGTTCTGTAACTTGGGGAAGAAAGAGGATTCTTTATATAAATATAGGTAATTTTTGTAAAGAAACAAAGGAAATACTATATTTTATTGACTTGAGAACAAATCGATATTTTGGTATCAAAAAGAATACTATTGCATTTATAACTGAATTTGATGAAAGTATATACAGTGCTTTACTGGAGGAATATCCGCATGTTAACTTTAACAGATAAGTTATTTGATGCAAGAAGTTTAACTCAAAAAGAAGAAATTACTATCAAATATTGTAATAATCTTAAAACACTGAGCAAATGTAAGAAAGATAAAGTTGCAGCAATATTAGTATCTGAAGATTTTAATCAAATATACTCAATTGGTATTAATGGCGGACCAAAAGGTCAAGATAATTGTTTATGTGATTCTGAATTATCAAAATTTGGATGTGTACATGCCGAACAAAATTGCTTAGTTAAAAATAGCAATACTACTGATGCAAAAATAATGATTTGCACAAAAGAACCGTGTGTTACTTGTGCAGCATTGATAGTAAATGCAAATGTAAACATCAAAGAATTCTGGTATATTTCAGATTACAAAGACCACAGAGGATTAAAAATTCTTGAGAATGCAAATATAAATGTATTCAAAATTAATGTCTGATGCGAATAGCAAAATTTAACCAAAATTTATGGCAAAATGAGCGTTTTTCTGTGATTTTTCTAGTCAAAATACACTAAAAAGATGCGTTTTGAAGCCCTTACGCGTGTTGTATGCGCCCTCACGAGTGCAGCGCATTTTGTTGGCCAAAAATTTTCGAAAAAATTAAAATATTAATCACTAAACAATTGCGTGCTTGAGTGTTCGTGAGCCCAAGCGCATGCGGTAATAATCACATTTGCTTAAAATTATGCCATAAACGTAATAAATTTTACATTAATTTTACATTAAAATTGCCATTAAAGAATATTTAATCTATTATTTGTCATTATATATAATGTGAGGATAACATGATTAAACTTTTTGATTACCAAATTAATTGGGTTGATAAAATATGCAACTTTTATAATAATTGTAATGACCCAGTGAAAAGAGCATTTCTGTTTCTTGATATGGGTACTGGCAAGACATATACTGCTTTAGGAATATTGGATAGATTAAAATCAGATTTGCATAAAGTTTTAATAGTCTGTCCAAAATCTCTGATTGAAATGTGGAATGATTTGCTTACAAAGTATTTTGGTTTTAATGTTACAGTTTATGAAAAAATACGGAATATTGCAACAAAAACTGGATTTATTACAAGTAAAGAACCTTTTGCAGTGTGCGTTATCAACTATGAACAGTTTATTTTATTGAATTATGATGTAAATGTTGATATGGTCATATTTGATGAAGTCCATAAAATCAAAAACGTTAAAGGCAAAATACATAATTCAATATCTAAATACGTTAAGCCAAGATATTCTTTAGGTTTGACAGGTACACCTATAACAAAAGATTATATGGATTTATTTGGTATACTTACTTGCGTAGGTCCTAAGACATGGAATGGACTTATGTCAATGCAGTATAAAGTAAAATATATTATAAATGGAGGTTTGACAAGCACTTATGAATTAATGCAATCTTTGTTACCTTGTTCAGTTATGGGTAATCTTGAGGATTTTGTAAAGCTTCAAGGATATGATAATGTTGTTATTCCTGTAAAGCTATCTCAGATGCAATATGCGCAACTTGATATAATTTACCATTCTGATTTATCAGCATTAGCAAGGATTGTTGAAGCTCAGAAAATTACTTCAGGAATTGAAGTTAATTGTGGTAAACGTAAATTATGTGAGCAATTAATAGATGATATTATTTCTGATAATGAAAAAGTTGTATTGTTTACAAAATTTACAAGTGAATTTGAGTATTTTATGAATAGATATTCAGGTATCTGTACTGGAATTAATGGTGCCGTAACTGAGCGTGCAGAAGCAGTTAGAAAGTTTCAAACAGATGGTAATATAAAGATATTTGTTGGAAACTTACAAGCTGCGTCATTAGGTTTGGGGTTATTTGCGGCGAATAAATGCATATTTTATTCGGAAACGCATAGTTGGGGTGATATGATTCAAGCGATGAAGCGTATATATAGAACTGGTCAGACAAGGCATTGTATATATTATCATTTGCTTGCAAGAGATTCTATTGATGAGCTAATATATCAGTCTAACATAAATAAGTCAAACCTGATTGAGGAATTCAAACGAATCTATGGAGGTGATTAGTTTTGAAAGAAATAAACTGGAATCCTGAATTTGGAACTGGCGGAACACTTCATTGCGAATGTGATTTATGTGGTAAGTCTGTTGATTTCAAGTTCAAAGCTAAACCCAGTTATAAGCGGGCAAGTAGTTCGCTCAAAGAAAAAGGCTGGGTATTCCGCATGGTAAGCGGAAAGTGGTATGATTTTTGTAGTGAAAAATGTTTTGAAATTTTTGAAGGAGAAGAATAATTATGTTAAAACTTGTGCACACTTGTGATATTTGTAAAAAAGAAGTTGAGTCTACTAGATTGCCGATGCCTATTATTATTGAAAAAGATAATGGTATAAGTATTGCTATTCAAGAACTCGATGTTTGTCCCGATTGTCTTAAGCAACTCGTAAAACTTCAACTTGTTAATGGTCAGTATGTAATATCTGAACTGATTGATAAAGATAATCAGTATGATGAAAATATCCCGTATGCTACTGATAAAGCTGCTGACAATGTTGAAGAGATGGATGTGTCTAAATTAGCAAAGTGAGGTTACTATGGAAAAATATACTTCAACTGCCCAAAAGTTACGTTTAGCAAAATTAGATTATGAGCTTGCTCAAAGTGTCGCTGATGAAAAGAAGAAGATATATGAGCAATATCGCAGAGATTTATGTACTCAAATGGTAGCAAGTGAAGTTAGAAAGTTTGAAATATTGCCATCAGATGATACTCCAGGATTATCATTTACTCTTGAAACAAAAGAAAGATGGTCGCCTGTAGTTGAGAATAAAGATAGATTGATGGAATTATTGAAAACCCGTGCACCTGAGTTATTCACAATCAATGCGAATACTTTGAATTCCTATCTCACAGATGTTGTTGAAACATTTGGAGAGGTGCCTGTTGAATATCGCGATTTAATCAAAAAATATGATGATACGCATGTAACAGTGCGTACAAAAAGGAGATAATTATGAATATATGCGAAGTCATAGATAATACAAATTCCAGCATAGCGTCTGAGTCCAGAATGGAATATGACAGAATATGTAAAGAAATTGATAATGCTTCATATCTTGGTGCAGATTGTTTAATGCACGATTTCCAGTCATTAGAAGTAAAATATCGTGTTAAGGACATGCTTGTAGAAAATGGATTTGTTTGTATGGATATATACGAGCGCTCAATAGCAGTTTGTTGGGATATTAAAGTTCTTAAGACTGCTTATTACGCATATCAGCGTTATAAAGATACGCATGATATAGTAAATGCAGTGTGTTGTGATACTTGTAGCACTATTCAACTCAACAATGTAAATAATGCTAAGAAATAATGGAGGATAATATTATGGCAGATGAAATTATTAGCAAAAATGATTTTAATTTGATTCCTATTACTGAGAATGCAATGGAAAACCTTAATGGTATAAAATTGCAATGTCCACAACTTAAAATTCCTGCAGGTGGCAATGTTTATTTTGATATAGATGAGGAACCTTACAAGGAAATCAATGGTATTATTGTAGACCATTTTCCTTTGCAAGTATATTTTGCAAAAGACTTTGATGGTTCTAGCCAACCGCCTGATTGTTCTTCAAGAGATGGTGTAACTGCTATGCGCAGAATTGAGTCTGAAAATTCTGAAGAAGGATATGACTATGAAGAAGTATCTTGTGTAGATTGCCCTTATGCAGAATTTGGTTCTGGCAAAAATGGCGGTAAAGCTTGCAAAGAAAAGCACCAGCTGTTTATTCAGGTATCTGGCGAAATGTTGCCTTATTCTATGTTGCTTCCTGTAAGTTCTACAGGTGTTCTGAATACTTATGCAACAAAATTGTTTACAAAAGGTCTTTTCTTAGGCGATGTAGTTACGTCATTTTCTCTTGAAAAAGCACAAAATAAGACAAATATTACTTATTCTAAGCTTGTACTCAAGATGGTACGTATACTTACAGATGAAGAAAAAGCTACTGTTGCAAAGATAAAAGGTTTTGTGAGGTCTATAAATGGATAAAATTAAAGTTGAGTTAATATCAGCAGATAAACTCAGTGATGTCCAAGTGGCTTGTGAAATGACAAGAAGTATGGGTAAATATGGTGAACCTGCGGATTTCACTAAAAAAGAATATTGGACAAATGAAAAATTAAACAGGATGCTTCATTTGCCTCATTCAAAAATTGCTCGATTTACTGACTTTAAGTTTATAATTACTGGTTCTTCGAGAAGATTTTTATCTCAGTTAATTACACATCATATTGGTTGTGATATTATGTCTGGCAGTTTACAATATTCTGATTTATCAAACCTGAGTATACCTATCAAAGATATGTTTGTTGTGCCTTACGAAATCATTTGCCATGATTTAAGGTATGATAATGACAATCTCAAAGGTGCTTTCTTAAATCAATGTACTGAAAGTTGGTATGCGTATAAAGATTTAAGAATGCGTGGTATAGATAATGATACTGCTGGATATTTGATGCCAATGGCTTCACGCAATAATTTGCTGGTAAAAGTTAATCTTGAAGAATTAATGTATATAGCAAATCAGAGATTGTGTCGTAGAAATACAAGTGAAACAAGGTATGTTGTAGGACTTATGGTTGAAGAAGTAATTAAACAGCTCGGTATAGATGATGAATTATTTATGCCTACTTGTTATTCGAGACCATGCCAAGAAGGTAAGTATTCTTGTGGTTGTCCTGTAAATTTCTTTAAAATCTCTGAATTGCTTGACTTTGATTTTCAGAAGATTAGAAATGGCAGAAAAGGCAATTGAAAATAAAATTAAAAAGACCCTTGCGCAATTAGGTTTGAATTGTTGGTTTTTCAAACATGCAGCAAGTGCTGCTATGAAAGTTGGTATTCCTGACATCATTTGCTGCATCAAGGGTTATTTTGTAGGTATTGAGGTTAAAGATACTCATGGAATACAATCAGACGCTCAAAAAGTTTGTATGAAAAATATCAGAGATGCTGGAGGAGAGTACTGGGTTGTATATTCTTATGATGAGTTTGTAGAAAAGTTTAATGACTTTGCAAGGAGGATTAAAAGTGGTAAGAAAAAATAAAACAATCTTTAAGGTTGAATGTGATGTTAAAACCGATAAAGATTTTGATGAGCAAGATTATAAAGTACATATTAGTAAAGGTACTACAGGTGAAGAAATGGCGTATGCAATTGCTGCATTACTCAATGTAGTAATAGCTCATGAAGAATGCGCAGGTAATAAATTTTCGATAAATTCTTTTATGAATTATTTGAAGATGATTATTGAAAATTCTAAAATTGGAGTACCTCAGAAATGATTACAAAGTTATTTCAACATCAAGTTGAAGGTGTAAATTATTTGCATAGGCGGTTGAATGCTTGCTTGTTCTGGGAAGTTGGTACAGGTAAAACCAATACAGTTATCTCAGTAATAAATAAGCTTAGACGTAGAAAATTATTAATACTCGCTCCAGCCTATGTTATAAATCACATGTGGAAGAATTATGATGATTTGCCTATAAATCAAGATTACACTTTGATGTCTTATGAATGGCTTAGTAGGCACCTCGAATTTTGTAGAAATAATAAATTTGATTATATGATTTGTGATGAATGTCATAAGCTTAAAAATCGTAAGTCAAATATTTCAAAGGCTGTTAGGTCTCTTGCGAAAAAGTGTGAAAGAGTATATGGTTTAACAGGCACACCTTATGCGACAAGTTTCTTAGATGTATGGTGTATATTTCATGCACTCAATATTGAAGAATTTACTGAAAATTATGAAACTTTCATGCACAAATACTATATTTGTAAAACAGTATATGTAGCTGCAGGAAGGTTTATATATCAACCAGCTCAATTGAAACCGGGTGCTATGGAAACTCTGATTTCAAGAATTGCTAAGCATGCAAGTGTTAAGCGTACTATCGATTGTATAGAATTACCTGAATTGACGATTAAGAAAGTATACATTCCGGGCATGATAACAAAAGAATACATTGATTGTACAAAAGGTATAGTGACTTATGCAGATGAACATCAAGAAACTGTTAATAAACTTGCATGTATACAAAAATTGCATCAGTTATCAAATGGATTTTTATATGACCAGAATAAAAAGCCAATAGTATTAAAAGACAATTTGAAGCTTCAAGAATGCGTAGATTATGTACAATCAGAATTAGAAGAACGTGATAAACTGATTATTGTATATATTTACAAATTTGATTATGACCAGTTGAAAGAAGCGTTGGAACAAATTGGCATAGCAGTAACAGATAATTTTGATGATTTTGGCGTACATCAAGTATTGTTATTACAAGAACAAAAAGCTATTGGTGTTAATTTACAAGATTTTACAAGCTTAATAGTATTCTATACTTTTAGTTTTTCATATATTGACTATAATCAGGCTATAGGTAGAATATACAGAAGTGGACAAACGCAACCTTGTACTGTTTGTGCCATGCTTAATAAAGATACCTATGAAGAAAAGATTTGGGAATGTGTGCAAAATAGATATGATATAGATACAACTTTCAAAATTTTAATGTCTGAACAGGTTGACGTATGATTGAATTAATAGAAAGACTTTTTCCAAATTCACAGTATAAAGAAGTATTTCTAAAAAATGACCCAAAAGCAATAGCCAGAGGTGTCAGTCATAAAGCACCTATTAATAATAAAATTCTGTCATATGATGACATAAAATATACTAAAAATAGAATAGGTTGGATAGTACCCGAAGGCTATACAATTGTTGATATAGATAATAAAGATGTTGCTAAGAAAGTTCAAAAGCTTTTGATGGGAGAAGGCATTGATACAATAATATTTGAAACAGAACATGGCTGTCATTTCTTTTTCAAGTCTGTACAGGGTGTATTTCAAACTCAAAATTGCTTTTGTCGGTTAGGTATCAAAATAGATACTAGGTCAAATGCTTCTGGATATATTATAATTCCTTATAATGACCCAGATAGACGTGTTGTAACTACTGCAAATGATATACCTGATTTACCTCAGTATTTGCTTCCCGAAAAGATGGATTGTCCTGAAATGAACTTAGTCAAAGCTGGTGGTAGAAATGGTGCATTATTTGAATTAATGACCAAACTAAAATTTACTAATAGCTTAAGTATTGCACAGATAAAAGAATGTATAAACTTATGCAATCAGTATATTTTAGATGAGCCCTTACCGCAAAAAGAAATAGATAAAACAATATTATCAGAGAAAAATCTTGAGCGCGGTGTAGAGGCTGCTAAGATAAGTTCAAATGCAATTGCTGTTGAATTATTACATGAAATAAAGTTAGTTACTACAAGGCAAGGCATGTATATGTTCAATGGTAAGTATTATGAGCAATGTGATGACTTTCAATTGGCAAGGTATATACATGCGAGATATGCTGATTTTGGCCAAGCAAAGCGAGATGAAATTATTGAATTCATGAAGCTTAAGACTTATATTCCATCTGAAGACATTAACAGTGATTGGCGGAAAATAACAGTTAGAAATGGTGTACTTAATTTATTAACTGGAGAATTATCAGATTTTGATTCTTCATATATTTCGACAAGATATGTCGATGTGGAATTCATACCATCATGTGTTAAGTCTGATAGAATTGAGAATTTTATAAATAGTCTTGCTGGATATAGCAAAGGCAAGCCAGATGATGACCAAACGATTGCTATTGAAAAGCGCACTAAATTGTATGAGTTTATAGGATATTGTTTGGTATCAAGGAACAAGTTTCAAAAGATATTCTTTTTATTGGGACCTGGTGCCACTGGTAAATCAACATTTTGTGAGTTACTCAGAAGGTTCTTTGGTCCACATAATTGCGCAGCATTGAGTATGCAAGATTTAGAATCAACCTTTATGCCAGCTCAACTTAAAGATAAAATGGTTAATATTGGTGATGATATTTCGATGAATACTTATCTTGATGGTGCAGCAATTAAGATACTTTGTGGTACATTACCCATTATGGTACAGCAAAAGTATGAAAGGCCTTATGAACTAGTAAATGAAGCAAAGTTCATTTTCTCATGCAATAAAATGCCATTATTCAAAGATAAAACCGATGGTCTTTATAGAAGACTTGAAATTCTTGAAATTACAAATAGAATTGCGGTTGATAAACGTAATACAAATCTAATTGAAGAATTTACTCATGAAGATTTTCAGTATTTATTATGGCAAGCATTTCTTGCAATTAATAATGCGCTACAAAATGATAGACTTACTGAATCTATTTGCTGCCAAGAAGCTCTTGAGAAGTTCAAGACTCAATCATCAACTTTGTTAACATTTCTTAAAGAAAGTAAGACAAATAATATGGCACTCACACCTGAGGAACTTGGATGTGCAGAAGATTTTATAGGTCACTCGCTTACTAAAAAATATGCAGATTATCAATCATGGTGTATTAATTCTGGAAAGAGTAGACAGTCTATAGAAACTTTTGTAGAAAATGTATGCAGTATATTGCATATACATCTAGAAAGAGGTAAATTTGTGGCCGATGAATAGGAAGCATTTAGTCGCGATTTAAGGGCCTATATTAATTATAATATAAATTATAAGCCCTTAATATAAAATTAAAATATGAGCATCTTAGGTGTGTCTAAGATAGCTTATAAAATTTATTATAATAAAATGAGGTGTAATATGGACGAACAAGAAAAATTAAGTGTATTTAGTACTGAACTTGGGTATATCAAAAATGATAAACTCAGAGACTATCTTGAAGATATAATTCAGAATGTCATTCCTGATTATTTTTTCGAAGTACCTGCGAGTAGTACTGGTAAATATCACCCTGCGTATTCTCTTGGTAAAGGTGGTTTAGTTAGGCATACTCAAGCAGCTGTAAGAATTGCAAAAGGTTTAGCACCGGTATTTTATATACCTGATATTAAACTTGATTTCATAGTAGCTGCTTTAATCTTACATGATACTTTTAAGCATGGTACAACTTTTAGTAAATATGCGCAAGCAAAACATCCGGCAATTGCTGCAAAGATTTATAAAGATTACTTCAATACCAAAGGTGAAATTGAATTTGCAGATATTTTGTATGATTTAATTATAACACATATGGGGCAGTGGAATAAAGATTGGAAGACTAACGCGGAAATTTTACCAGTGCCTGTTACAGATGAACAAAAGTATGTACATTTATGTGATTATTTGGCAAGTAGAAAATATTTAGAATTCAAATTTGATGAGGAAATATAAGATGGAACTTAATGCAATTCGCGATATAGCTTATAGAAACGCAAAATCAAAAGGCTTTTATCTTAGTATGCAAGATGATATGTCATACATTGCTGCAATTCACGAGGAATTAAGCGAAGCATTTTCAGCATGGAATAAAAATAACTTCAGAGATATGAAAGTATGGTATCATTTATCACCGAAACCTGATGGAATATACTTTGAATTAACAGATGCTGTAATCAGAACATTAAGTTTTTGCGGATATAAAGGCTATGACCTTAAAACCTATAATGTAGGCAATGAAGCATTTACAAAAGATGATTTATGTGATATAATTTGTAGATGTCATGCAATTATTGGACAATACTATGATGTTGCAAATAAAGAATATTCCGATGAATATGAGTCTTTGATTGCACAGAAATGTATATCTCGTATATTCTCTTCATTTATTGCATTAATATCGAGGTATATTAATCAAAGTAGTAATTCAGAATATAAACTTTATGACCTAATTGACACTAAGTTAAAGTATAATCAGACAAGGAGTATGCTACATGGCGGTCACAAGGTCTAAACGTAAAAGGAATAAAACTGTTAAACAACTTCAAGCTGAAGAATATAAGTATTATTCTTGCGATAATTGCAAATGGGGTGATATTGAGAATGAAAGATGTATGCTTCAAGAGTGCTCAATAACACTTGTACATTGTTGCAAATTATTTGAAGTAAAATTAGACCCTAACCGAAAATGTACTACTTGTAAATATTATAACAAACGTAAAAACGCAGTAAGTAAATGTAAAATTGGAATTTATAATTGTAAAGGAGTAATAAAATGAGTACAATCTTTGTAAAATATTATTCGCAAATAAAGTATGCTATTGAAGATATTTCTGACGGTAAATACAATAAATCTGTTATTGAAAATTCAGATGCACGTATCGTAGTTTATAAATGCGGTACTATAATTAGAATAGATATTAAGGAGATTAAAAATGAAGCCTGAATTAGCAGATACACCTGTTGATAGGAATGCGCTTGTTAAGTATCTTAAAAATTTGCAATATACAAAATGCTATCTAGCTAGTACAAACGCGGCAAAAGATTCTTCTATAGGTATGTCGTTTGATACAGGCTATATGGTAGCTGTAACTGAATTACTTAACAAAATCGAAAATTATCAAGATTTGAATGATTTTGATGAACAATATTCACCAATTTATACCGAAACTGATGAGGATGATATAGATGAATAAAGACCTTATTGTATTTGACTGGGAAGTATTTCCACATTGGAATTGTATGGTATGGAATGTATATACTGGTAATGATAATATTGAACAATTTGTAATTACTTCAGATGACCCCGATTATAGGGCTGCTCTTAAACAAGTATCTAAACTTGGTTATTTAGTGGGTTTTAACATAAAAGGTTATGATATGCAAATGTTAGACCTCGCAATTTCTGGCTATACACCTGAGGAGCTTTATGAACATAACCTTGAGATTGTCAATAGTGATGATAATAAATGGAAAAGCTTAAGTTTTTGGCGTAAGTTTGAATTCACAGATTTGTTTGATGATTTGAAAACAATGGGTTCATTAAAACAGTTTGAGTCTAATACTGGACTAGCTATAAAAGAAAGTGATGTACCATTTGGCAAAGAAAACCTTACAGAAGAAGATAAGAAAACTATTATTCAGTATTGTAAGGCCGACGTGTTCGCCACAAATAGGTTGGTCACCGCTAGATGGGGATATTTGAGCGCAAAAGCAAACTGCGCAAGATTATCAGATTTGAGTGAGGCTGAATGCATCAAAAATACTTCTGCAAAAGTATGTGCAAAAATGCTACATGCAAAACAAAGACCCAGTACATTTGAAACTACCTATGAAATACCAGATAGCCTTAAAGATATATTCAAAGAGAAAATTCATCCAACAATTTTAGCTCAGTTTGAAGGTGCAGAATTAACAAATGACTTTTCATATGAATGTAGATATTTGAAAAATAACTTTGTATATGGTGCTGGTGGTGTACATGGTACATATTATGATACATTATACTCGGTATCAGATGATGAATATGTACTTGTAAATGCAGATTTTGAAAATCTATATCCTTCGTTGCTTTGCAATCATGATTACTTTGCAGAAGGCGTACCAGAAGAAGGTAAAGAAACTTTCAGATATTTACTTAGCGAATGCCGTAGACTTAAGAAGCATTTACGTGAATTGAAGAAAGAAGGCAAAGGTGATACTGATGAATACCGTGATGCCTATGGATTAAGAGATTCCATTAAGCTTATTCTCAATGCTGCTACTGGTGCTATGCGTCAATCTACTAGTGCTTTATATGACCCGCAAAGAATTATTGCATTATGCATGACTGGTCAGTTGTTGACGACTTGTATGGCAAAAATAGCATTTGAAATTGGTGCAACGCTTATACAGTCAAATACTGATGGTATTGTATTGAAAGTAGCAAGAGACAAACTTGATGCACTTTATTCAGCATTGCAAAAATTTAGTAATGTAGCAAATATACCACTTGATATAGATGAGCAATATGCAATATTTCAGAAGAATGTTAATAACTATATTTTGTTGCCAGCACCTAATGCTAAGCCTAAGCTCAAAGGCCGTTGGGCAAAGAAGTCCGGTTCAGATGTTCCACTTACACCACTTAACGCACCAGTAATAAATAATGCAGTCATTGAGTCTTATGCAAGAAATATTTCTATTGAGGAATATATTAGGTCTGAACGCAATCCATTAAACTTTATGATGACTACTATGAAAGGTAGGTCATACGATTATGTAGTATATGCTGATGGCAAAAATGAAGTACCGACTACAAATGTAAATAGGGTATACGCAACGGTAAATACAAGCAAAGGTACATTGTATAAATGTGATAAACAAAGACATGACAAAATTGCAAGCATTCCTGAGCATTGTAGGCTATTTAATGATGCAATAACCAAAGATACTAATTTGCTAGATATTGATTATGACTGGTATATACGGGCTGCTAAAAAGAACGCAGTTGAAATGGAGCGGATATGAGATGGGAATTATATGACATTTCTGATTTTGGTATGCACAGTCCATTAGTAAAAACAGATAGTTTATATGATATTTTAGATGTAATGAAATATCATACTATATTCACGGATTGTAAGAAATTTATATTTTATGATAATCTTACAAAGCGTGATAAATTGTATACCTATGAAGATTTTTATAATTTATTTAAGCCGGATTAATCCGGCTTTATTTTTAGCTAAATTTATATAAATAACGGCGAAAATCGCTAAAATATTAATAGGAAGTCATACGACGCTCTATATAGCGAGCACATAGGGCCCTTTATATTTATTAAGGCCAAAATTTTTATATATGTTAGGTAGCGTCCCACAACTACCGGTCCGAATACATTTTCTAATGAAATCACCCGAAAGACATCAAAATCTCTCGGGTGATTGTTTTATCCTATCTTAAGCTGCTTACGAGCTTCTTCTGTGGCCTTTGACTGTAGTTTCTTCAATTCTTTTTGTTTTTGTACATTTGTCATCTTAGCATACTTTGGCGTTTTAATCAATTCTTGAGCATATTCATTATATAATTTAGCTCTAAGCTTTTGATACTCACGGTATTCTTTTGTTGACAAAGTATATTCGACACCATCAATTGTATACTTTTTAGAAGGTCCAGTAGTAGCTGCATCATTTGCTTTAGATTCAATTTCGAGTTCACTAGGATTATTCAAAGAAATCTTCGCAGGAAGTACTGCATTCAATGCTACCATAAGTGCTGCTAAGAACTTATTACCAGAATCTGAATAATATGTTTCATCATTTCCAGTATAATTATCAATTTTTGCAGGGACTACATAGCTGAGCAAAGGAATTTGGGCAGCAATCTTTTGAAGAACTTTTATACCTCCATTTGAACTATATTTCTTTTGAGTAGGGTCGAGTAATCTCGTAACATGTCTAACAACTGCCGGCATGAACTGATTGACATATACCGAGAAAGTATTACTTACGACATCAAGTGCATTTTTGTTTCCACCAAAGGTATTAATCAAATCACCGATAATAGTGGTTTCAAGTAAAGCATTTGCCGAATTAGTAATTCCATCCCAAAGGCTACCTGTTAATCCATCGGTAAACGAAGCACCTACAATAAACGGTATAGCTGCAGGAGCAAGGTCCTCAAGACTGATTTCAAGAGCGTCAAAGAATACAAGTTTAGGTCCAGAATATTTATCTTCATCATCAAATCTTATTGCACCAAGTGCTGTAAGAATAGCACCAATTGCCATAGCAACTGTACCTACTGCTGCTTGGCCTAACTGCTTACTTACTTTTAAGTTCTTAAATACAGTATCATCAGATTTCATTGTCATAGCCGCTTTAATGAATCCTACAGGCGAATATGAAAGAGCTGTACTCATTGTATTAAGCAGCATTCTCGGGAAAGGGAATATAGTTGCAAATACAGCTTTGGCCGCCGGATGTCCATCAAGAAGCCTCATTAATGCTGTATAAGTTTTGCCTTGGTATCTAAAGTATGTTCTCAAAGCTTCATCTTGAGCATAGGCAACAATATCTTGGAATTTACGTATTGCATTTTTATCACCAGCTTCAAGTGCAGCATAGTCAGCATCTGTATAGTTATCAGATACAACTTGTGTAACAAGATTTATCATATACTTACGCATAAATACTTTATCATATTTATCCATAATACCAAATATCTTATTATACATTGTATTGAGCACTTGACCGACTTTTGAATTACCAAAAGGAGTACGTTCATTCAAGGTATCACTAAGTAAATTAGTATCATCAGTATCCATTACATCTAGATTACTATCACCAGTCTTTTTAGAACCAAGTATGAGTTTCTTAAGTTTATTCTTTGATGTTGAATAACCGGTATCATATTTAGAAACAGTACCAGCAAGTATGGAATCAAGTAATCCAGAATCTACAAGTTGACTATTTACAGCAGACTTTGCTTTATTAGAAGCCTTGTTATTAGTTTGTTTATACCGAGGTGTACCATTTTCATTTTTGCTAAATCTGTCTTGCAGTTTACCAAATAAAGTACCCACTTTAGAAGATACTTTATCCATAACGGTTATCAAGGCATTGCCAGCAACGTTTCTACTAAAGAATGTCGCAGGTGCAGACAACATCGCAAAATATCTCCAAGAAGTAATTCTTTGTGCAAGGTTGTGCCAGCGAACAGCTTTTTCTTCTTGGGTAAGCCCTTTTTCAAATACGTTAACTTTTCTATCCAGATGATTAGAATATTTGGACAATACTGTTAAAGCATCTATCATAGCTTGGTCAATTGCTTTATAATCATTATTCTTAATAGCAAGCTTTTGTGCTGCAGAAATCTTTGCTAACTCTGCTCTATCAGCATCAGTTAAAGGTAAATCTTGCTCGGCTAACATACCCAGTTCATCAACTGGTGTCATTCCTTCACCTCTTGCTAATGATAATTGTCTACCAGCAGCTCTACGAGCTTTGTTGATTAGTTCAGATGCTTCTGCTCGCAAATCAGCTTTAATCATAAGATTAGCGCTAATCTGTGATAAAATTATCATTGCATTTGTTTGTTTATCAATAGACAAATTGGGTGATTTCTTATACCAAGCAATAAAGTTTTTAACTGCAGTATAGTCAGCTAAGAATTTATTCAGTTTATCAGCATTGTACTTTAAGAATTCTTCAGTACTCGCAACAGTAATTGTCTTTTCCTTACCGTTTTCAATAATTGTACGTGTCTTTTCAGGTATGAATCTCAACATTTCATCCGCATTAGCATCCATCAAAGGTGATTCAGAGGAATATGCTGTAGATTTATACATTTCATCATGAGTACGTTCAGGCTTATCGGTAGTCTTATTTATTTGTTTGATAGTATCTGCATCATCTGTAAATATATTATCAATATCATCATCAGCAAGCTTTGTAAAGTCAATATCGGCTTCGCTATCATCAGTAAGCGCATCAATACTGTCAATATCAATATCTTTAGGCTTAGGCTCATCAGAAATAATATTTTCAGCAAGTTGCGCAGTTCCTGCCTGCAAATCTTTGAGTCTACTAAGTTCTTTTTTAGCAGATTTAAGTTTTGATTCAAGGCGCATTGTTCTATATTCTGTTAATTTAGTACCTTGGCTCAAATCAGATGTGACAGTATCAATAATCTTTTCAACTTCAGTAATTCGCTTGGCAAGAGCCTTTTCAATATCCCCGTCATAATTGCCGGTAACTGCGTTTATTAGATTTTGTGCTTCTGTCATTTGCTGTGTTACTTTACCAAGTTCTTCAGCAAAAACCTGCGACCTATCAAGATACTTGCCTTCTCTTAAAGTTCTAAGAATTGCGCTAGCTTCAGGGTCACTAGTAGATTCAGCAAGTGTGATATAATCCTTAGTATTCCGCTTAGTAGAATTGCCAGCAATAACTTGATTAATTTTACGTTCAGATAATACTAAATCTACTTCACTTAAGAATTGTTGGATATTGGCTTGTGTTTTAGGACCATATATAAATCGTGCATAAGCAATATGTAAACCGGTTGAAATTTTAGCGGCTATAGGATTACCTTTGAACTCAAGGAGCTTATCGAACGACCGATGCACAGTTTCATATCTGTCTTTGTATGTTTTACTATACGTTTCGATATATGAATCAATAGTTTGCCTTCTATGTGCAATTAAACTTTCATATTCATCAGATGTGAGAGTAATTTCACCTTTGCGATAGGCTTTTAGTGTTTCATACTCGGTACTGAAGTGGTCTTTATAAAAATCTACAGCATCTTTGCGGAGGTGGTCTACTACAGTGACAAAGTCATAATTCATTACTTTTTGATAAGCCGTCTTAGTAGCTTCTTGTATAGCAGTATCAGTAGCAGGCGTGCTGTCATTAAGTAAATCAGCATGCCGTTTTTGAGTAGACAGCGCTCTTACAACACTACGCGATGCTTCTAATGCAGTTAAAGATTCTTGTGTATACTTCTTACGTTTTGTAGGCGTTTCGGTAGTAACATTTATACCAGCGCTTTTTAATGAATCTTTAAGTTTCGAAAAATCAATATCTTCTTCTACATCACTTACAATATCAGAAAGTTTACGTACTTCATCTTGCAATATAGCTACTACCGGTCTTCCTAACTCAGATGTATCAGAATTAAGTATATCCAAATATACATCAAGTTTTTGTTGATTTGTAGCACCTTTCAGACTAGATTCAAGAAGATATAAATATCTCTGTTGCTCTACAGTGAATCTAAATTTACTATCTATTCTTTGTGTTTTTTCATTGAGTGTTCTAGGAGTATTAATAGCGGCCATATCAATAAAATTCAAAAGTTTCTTGAGCTTGGTCTTAATATTCTCACCAGAAAGATATTCATCAATAATATTCACAGATTCGTTTATTGCATCGTATTGTGTAAGACCGTTATACGTAAAATCTACAGGAACAGATAATAAACCACGATAAACGTTTTGCAATAAATTCATAGAACTGTTGAGTTTATCAGCTTGTGTTTGAGTTATACTGCCATCATTAACAGCATTTGTAATTCTCTTAGAGAAGCCCTTAACTTTCTTGCTAATATTACTGGATATATTTACACGGCTGCTTGCCCCAAGTGAATCATAAGCTTTACGAATTTTATTATAACCTTCATATCCATACTTACGTATATTTCTAACACGCATGTTTACGAATTCTTGAAATTCAGTTTCGAGATTAGCTCTGGCCTGAGCTTTTTCAGTAAGATTGAGTGCCTTAATATTATCAGAATACTCTTTTATCTTACTAATCTTTTTAGAAGCGTCATCAGTTTTATTAATACTAATACCTTGCAATTCATCCATTCTATTGAGAATAATATTTGCATATTGGTCAGTATTAATGGTATCTAATGACTCGCTATCTATTTCTTCAAGCCTATCAAGAAGTTTATCATAGGAGTTTAACTTTTCAGCATCAGAATTCATACTTTCAATATTTGCAATAGTACCTTCAATTTCACTGATATAACCTTTGGCATCTGCACTTATTTCAGAATCAAACTTAATTTTTGAAATCTTATCAAGAATACTTACAGTGCCTGTTTCATTTTTATTGCTCACCTCCAAATCCGTACCCATAACTTGCATATTGAGTCCCCAGCCCTTCTTAATGAGCGCATATACATATGCAAAGCTATTATAACTAAGGTTTACACCATTTGCAAATTTCAATGTTTTTTGAGCATCCAAATTAAGCAAGTCAGTAATTAAGCTACTACGTCTATTGTTAATCGTATCTGCGATTTCATTAGCAGTGCCTATATAAGAATTATCTTGCTTTATTGCTTGCATAAAGCTATTCCAGTCAGTTATAAGTTCTGTTTCATTGGCGTAGACTTTAGAAAGCATGTTGAGTAGTTTATTTTTATTAGGATAGCTATTAGACTGTAATAATTGGTTGGCATATTCCATAACAGCAAAATAAGTATTGAATGTAGATACAAACTGGTCTGCTTCAGATACATTTGTTATATAGCCATTACGTTTCCAATCAAGACTATTTGAATAGCTGTCAGGACAATGAGATATTAATAAGTTTCTTGAGAAGCTTGTGTTGGTATCATCATTTATATAAGTTAAAATATCTGAATGTGTTAATCCATAATACTTAGTCTTAGTGCCGGTATAGTTGGCAAGTTTATCAATAAATTCTTGACTAAATCCTAATTGCGATAATTGACTAAATTCAGTTATTTGATACTCGGTCATTATATTACAGATAGAGTCATACCATTTATTCTTTTTCCATGGCACTTCAGTGCCTTCAAAACTTCCGTCGTCATTGCGTTGCACAATTTTAACTTCCAAAGTTTTAGGGTCTTGTACAATAGCTACACCACTTCTCAATTTGACAAAAGCATTTGTAGGATTTATTTTTGCAGAAATTGTATTTGCGAATCTATCTTGCAAGATATTAAACCGCCCAGTACTAGTCCAAGTGCTACCTTGTTTTCTAAAGATTGCTATACCATTTTCAGTAAATAATTGTGTAAGTCTTGGGGTAAGTCCGTTTATATCCGTATCAATATCGCCAGTATCAACATTTACAGTATACTCGCCCATGAACGAATCTGATATACCGAGACTGAGAAGTATATCTTCTATCTGGTCAATAAGCTTACCTTTAGAATCAAAATTATATATCTTACCATCATTAGTGACAAAGATTGTATCATATGGATAAGCTTGCTTATAACCCATAATAGACTGCGTTTTAAGCTTTGAAAATACAGCTGTAAAATTTGCATTAGTTACAGAATCAGAATTTCCAGAGTAATAGTCACTTGATTTGTTTATATAGTCAAATGCTGCATTCTTATTTATAAATTTGCGCGTGCCTGCAAGATATAATCTACTACCCGGTTGTGTATTATTGATTATATCATTAAGCATTTGTTTTGTAGCAGGGCCAATCATTAGATTGTCTAAGCAAATAGAACAAGATTTGCTGGCAGCATTATACCTAACAATACCAGTAATCTTATCACCATACAATGTATACGCATTATCAGGAACTGAAAGATTTCTGGGTTTAATACCATTGCACAAAGCTGCAGTATAATCTGTACCTACAACAAATGGAACATTCATCAAATTCATTGCTGTCTTTGCCGCACCTGCTTCTTTTACAGCTTTTTTAAGCACACTTATTTCTTTACCGGTAACATTTGATACAAAGCTTATAAAATCCTGTGTGGACATTTTAGATATAACATAACTAAGTTCTTGGTCTTTTACTACAGACATCCAGAACTTTTTAGATATAAGCTGTGTAATATCTTTATCTTTGAAATCTTCTGAAAATGCTTTACCTAAATCTGCTAAGTCTGCTTCGCTGTCAGAACCATTAGACGTAATATCAGTATTTTCAACAAATGCCCCAGATTTTATAAGTGATATAAGCGCTTGGTCTTTTGTTATAGTTCTACTTTTTAAGTCTGCAATTCTTTTGTTATAAGTTTCAGTGCTATTCGCATCATAAGTATATGTGCGACCATTCAGAAGTTTTAAGAAAGGAATATCAGAATGCACTTCGAATATTGCAGTTTTTCTCGTATAGTCATTTACCGAGCTGTCATAAACATGCTTAACATCAATAGTGTTATATCCTACTATGCCTTGCATTGAGCTATTTGCTACTAATTCATTCCTATAACCTACTGCATAGAATGCTAATGATAACTTATCAATTAACATTCTAAATGATTCTTTGCTAAGTTTACCATTAGTAACCTTATTCTTTACTTTGGCAATAGTATTACGAATATCTTCACTAGTAATACCATCTCGCTGTGCTGCACGTTCTGGTAAATTTGATGAAAGCGTATTAATTGCATCTGTAGCTAAATCGATAAATTCATTAAGCTTACCAGCACGTTTGAATTCATTTGCTATATTCTCGATAGCAATTGCAAAGCCTTTTTGATTTATCGGCATTGTAATACCGCTAATATTTGATATAGCGTGTAAAATTTCATGTTCTGTAGTACCTAACTTACTATTATTTTCACCAGTATTTATATATACAAAGTTACTAATTTTACGACCAGCAAAATAATTAGTAGTACCTAAACCTCTTTGCAATGCGGCAGGCATAATTACTATATCCGAATTTTGCAGCGCAGGACCAAGGAATTGCTTACCAGCGGTAGTCAAAACTGTTGAAAGCAAGAAAGGCTCAAAATCAGTAGACTTAATCCTTGCCATCAATGAATCTATTGAAATCATTTCTTCAAGACGTCTGGTATGAAGTATTTTATTATCAACAGTAACACAAAATCCAAAGTTGCTAATTAAGAAGTAATTGAGCAAGTTTTCAAATCCAGCATTTTGTGCACCTTCAAATGCCTTAAACTGATTAAGATAACTATTGAGCGCTTCTATATTGGTATAGTTACTTTGTTTGAAAAGGCCTTTTGCAATTTCAAATAATGTAAGCGTATTTGCATTCTTAGGTATCTTATATCCAAACTGCTTTGCAAAGAACTCAATAGCAAGTGCTAAATCAGATGCATCCAAGTTTATATCACTTTTGAAAGTCATAAATCTAAATGCATTAGGATTTTCAGTTTTGATATTAGTAATAAACTGTTCTATATCAGCATCGCTTTTGAAGAAGGTACTTTGATTTCCGAGCACAGAACTAAGCTGCCTAAGTGCTTCTGTTTGTTCAGATTCAAATATTCTATTCACACACTGCGTATATAAGTTTCGTTCAGCAATAGCGGTTAATGAATTAACAGTTGTCATATCTACACTATCATAACCTGAAACTTGTGTGCGAATAGTATCAACCATCTTCTTATATTCAGACTTTCTTGTCATGAATAATTTCGCGCCAAGCTTGCTATTTTCAACAAACAATGCTGTAAACAACGCTTGCTGCTTCGCAATTTTGACATAATCAGTATTTTTGGTATCAAGTTCAGCTACCTTTACATACTCATCAAGAATATCATTTACAGTTGAATCAGCAATAGCAGTATCATACAAATAATATACTTGTTTAGTAGCGAGTACTAACTGAGCAATTTTGGATGTAGAAAATAGCTTAGATGCTGCAGCGCTGAGATATACATTACCATTATATTCAAAAACTACCGGAAGTTTACGATTGCTAGAATAATAGATGTATGTATTATCACCAATACTTGATTTAAGTTCAGTATAAGGCTCAATTACAATATCAGAACCAAATACTTCACTAACCTTTTTGCCAAGAGTAGTAAGTCTATCAGCTTCACTTTTTGATAGTTTAGCAATCCGTTCATTATAATCTACTCTATCCATCAGGTCATCTACTATTTTTTGGCTATATTTACCAAATGTTTGTATAGCATCTGAAAATTTATCAGGTGTCAAATATGCGGTAAGTTCAGATAAAGTTATACCGGTTTCAGTAGTTGCTTGCGAAGATATAGTATTTACTTCAGAAGCGCTTAATGTAGTATTCAACTTTATAGAACGCTTTTTTGAAGCTTTACTAGATAACTCTTTTCTGGTTTTATTAAGTTCTTTAGCAGAACGTTTCGTACTTGCTAACTTAGGGTCAGTTAAAGTAGCATTAGTAGAATTATCAGTATCTTCCGTACTAATAACTGTTTGTACAGTATTTGTACCTAAGCTTTCAGTCTTTACTTTTGCAAGATAATCATCTACAGAACTTATTTCTTCAGCACCTGTATTGGTACTTACATCTATACCAATATCTGAACTTATTGTGTTATTATAATCATCAACTGCCTGAACAACGGTAGATTCTGCAACTTCAATAGGTTCAGATGTTACAAATTCTTCATCGTAATTAGAATAATCATAATCGACAATTCCATAATTAGATGTAGTATTCTGGACTATATTAGTATCAGTATTCAAAGCACCAATTATTGAAGTTCTAAAAGTACCAGTATTTTCGTCAATCTCAAATTTATAGTTTTTAAGCTTGTCGTAGTTAGCTTGGTCCTTTTTAGACAGTTTCTTATTGGCATTTACTTTGTCATCAAGTTTCTTAAAATACGTACTCAAAAGCAGCATTTCATTAGCATTCAGAGTAGTATTAGAACCGTCAATATCATTTACTAACTTCAAAGTGCTTTTGTTTATTGCATGGCGCCTGAGAGCAATATGACCACCAGCGAGAAAAGCGCCAGATATAGCACCCGCAAGAGCAGCCTCAGCGGAACGTACGGCAGTATCACCGAGGCTTGGAATACCCTCATCTGGATTAAACCACATATCAATTGCATATGTACCTATGAACTCTTCAGCAAATTCCTCACCACCTTCACCTATGGCTTCCATTAAAATCTTAACAGGCGCATTTGCTTTGCCATGCAGCTTTCTCCAAATTTTTGGACCAAAGTTTTGTTTGAAAGCATCAGAAGGCGAAAGACCTTCAATAGCATAGCTTAAAGCAGTCTTCAATGAAGCATAGGCAAAAATATTAGTCATACTTCTATCAGGATTTTCAAGAGAGTATTCAGAAGCTGTTTGGCCAGCCATACTGGCATAATATACGCCAGTACCAACTCCGGGTACTAAAGCATTTAAGCCTACCATAGTGACTACCTGAGATATTGATTGCATTATTCCAAGACTCATAGAACCTATTTTCTGTCCTACACCAGTAGCATATGGATTAGTGGCATATGAATATTCGAACATATCAGTTAACCAAACTGATGTAGGAATTATATCTTTATCTGCAAAAGCGCGTACCTCTTCAGCTGTAGTGTAATCATCTCTTATTTCAGCTATTGCAGCAATGCCGTAAGATACACCGTCAATAATACCTTCTACCATTTCTATAGGTGTGGTAACGATTGAAGTAAGTACTTGACCGATAGTAGACCATACTTTTGTAGCAGTATGCATATCTTCATATGCTTTTTGTGCTTTGAGTTGAGTATCATAGTCATCTATATTTTTTAATATAGTGGCATAATCAGTATACTCTTTTGGTGTATAGCTATCCATAAAACTACTATATGCTGTAGAAAAATCATTATAGGCTTTTGTAATATCTTCAGAAGATAATTCCGAATCAGTAAAATAGCCTTCATCATATATACTTGACAGACTTTCAGCATCTTTGAATTGTTGATTAAACTTTGAATAATCACCGCCAAGTTTATCATTCACATAGTTATTTACCCAGTTTTCATTATTACCAAATTGATTTTTGAATTCATTATTCTGAGCTTGTATATCAATAGCTTCTTGATTGTTATTATAATTGATAATATTCGATAAGCCTACAAGCATTGAATACTTGGATTCAGCCTCGTATGTATCATATTGCTGAGGCAATTGTGATTTCAAGGCATCGCCATTGGCAGCTAACATAGACAGATAGCTCTGAGCTTTTATAGGGTCATTTTCTTGCGCTAACTGAGAATATACATCTTCCTCGTATATACCAGAAAGTTGCGCTTGATTTCTAATAGAAGTCCAGCTATTTATCAATCCCTTTTTAGGGCTTTTATAAATTACATTTTTTGCCATTATTTTACCTCAGTTGCATTCTTTTTTAATTCATTATTATATTTTGTAATTTCTAACCAATAATTTGTACCAGAGTTTTTAAATTCATTAGCAGTTTCATTCCACTTATCACGGTCTTGTGTAAATAAGCCAGTCAATACCATATTACCAAATTTTCCAAGTATATATGTACCTGCATGCAAATAATCACCTTCCCTGAACGCAGACGATGTTTTATACAGTTTGTAATTATCATAAAAATAATTTTTAGCATCATAAAAATTACCATCATAATAAACATAATTATTACCCTGTATAGAAATCACAATACCATCATCTAACGCAGCACTGGCCACTTCTAAATATAATCTCTTAGCAGTATATTCTGATATAACTGGCGGCATATTATCCACAGTATAATTTGTCTTATAAAATCCGCCTTTATAATACACATAATATGTATCTGCTGCCATTATTAGCGTGCCATCGGGAATCTCGCCAGCTAATGCACCTGCAGCAGGTGCCGCAAGAGCGCTATCACCTTGTGCATCAATAGCGCTTATATAGTCGCCAGTAAACTCGTAACCAAATCTTTCAGTGAAGTCTGTTTTATTTATATTCGGTGCTTCCCAAATAGTATCAATTTCAATATTACCAGATTCATCATAATCCCACAAGCCAAAAGTGGTATAACGCAAACCTATTTGATTTTCATAGAACCATTCTTTATATGGTATCATTGCTTTGGCTTGAGCATCTTCTGTCATACTATCCCATTGTTCACCATATTCAGTTCTAGCCATATTATTAGCAAGTGTATTAAGCCGCTCAGAAGCTTCTTCAGAACTCAAATCTTCATTCAAGTATTTATCAAACATTGTAATAGCTTTGTCTGTTACTTCATATTCACCTGGAGTTTCAGTATAAGCTAAATAGCCACGTTCTAATAAATATTCTTCATAGCCATAATTTTCAGGAGTTTCACCTTCAAGCGCTTCATAAATATCACTACCCATATTAAGTTCTTGAGCAATAGACATTAATAATGAATCTAACGCCAACTGGGCATTCTGCTGATAATTGAGAATATTTTCAAAGTTACCTTGGGCGTCTTGTTCACCCAGTAAGTTAGTAATAACTTGTTCATAACTCTGAGTCAATGACTCCATAATTTCTTCTCTTGACTGAGCAACCTGCTGAGCCAATGATTGATACTGTGAAGCTACTGCGCTTTGAAAATTACTAGCTTGTACTTGCGTAGCACCAGTACCAAGTTGCTGTGAAGCTTCGGCCATCTGATTAGCAGATGCAAGATTACTAACAGCTGTAGATACATACATTTGCTGTGATTGTAATCTTATCTGAGTATCATATGCTTGAACTGCAGCATTAAACTGTTTATCAATATTATCTACGCCTACTAACTCAAGATATTTTTTAGTTTCTTCATCAAAAGATTGAGAGCTGTTCTGGACCAATTTGGTCGTGTCGAATACTTTCTGCGTCGTCGATTGTAGTGTTGTATCTAGAATCGTTGTTTGATTTTGTGTATTCGGTAGAATCTGAGTATTTATTAATGGCATTTTTAGCCTCCTCTTCAAAGTAATAATTTACTTTTTCAATACTTACAGGTGATTCTTTATATGATACATACTTTTCAAGAATATTTATTATCTTTCGAAAATATGCAGTATCATTCATTTGAACTGATACATATGCCTTGAATATTGCCTGTAAAATTGACATCAAAATAGTAACCGAATACATTACCATTTTGACTAATGCCGCAGATTTGTCTACATCAGGGTTCGGCATGAATCCAATCATTGCAGTAGCGAACATTGTTACTATTGACATAACTGTACTACTTATCAAATAATTACGCTTTGACTTATTCGCGTCATTTCGGTCATCAATTAACCCATCTTCAGAATTATTTAAGTTAACGATATTTGAAGCGCTAAGTTTATGTATAGCATTAGCCTTTCGCTCGGCTCGCATTATATAGGCATTCAAAAATTCACGCGATGTGAGCGGTCTTTGATGTGCCAAACGCCGTTTTATATTAGTGAGTTTATTCGCAAAAGTTAATTTATAATTTTTGGGAGTTAAGCCTTTGCACCTATTAGAAACAAATGTATTATAATTTACTAAATTTTGAACATCGATAAATTTATCAAAGTCTTGTTGGTCAGTGATACTTTCATTTATTGCCCCAAGTGCTAAATCACGTTTTTCTATATACTTATCTGAGTTTCTTATAGAACTTTCAGTACTCATATACCAGAAAAACTTAGTACTTGCAGATAGAATAATCATTACAATAAACTCAATTACTGTAGATTGGCCAAGATGCTTTATTGTACCTTGCAAGTATAATACAAAGTAAATAACAGCAATGGTCGCTGCAGTTGTTATTAAACCCAAAAGGTTTAATATTAACGTCTTCCATTTTTTCATTATAATACCTCAAATCAAAGTTTTCTATAATATATAATATGCTGTAAACATCAAACTATGCTAAATAGGAAATATACCAGCAAATTTGCTGGTATATTTGGTCATTTATTTAAGTTATCAAGTTTCTCAGCTATGCTTTTTAGCACGGTTACTTGTGGGTCTTCTTCAGGCGGTTTCTCAGACTGTAAGTATTTATAATGTAGCGGTATTGCGGCAATACTTCCACCTAATCCTGAAATACCAACAGTTAATAAAGCATTTGCTGTGGTATTAAAGAATAATGCTACAATTACAAATATTGTGAATGGTACAACACCAGGTGCATAACCCATTGCTTTCTTTAATGGCTCTCGATAGATTATCGCTAAAGCAATCAATAAAATTGTTGCAGTTAAACCTATACCAGATTTTACCCATGAGCCGTCAATTGTAATTATAACACAAGTGGGTACTGCTACACTCAATGTACGCACAATATATGCTGATATTTCCCACCAAGTATTCTTATTAAAACTTTTAAGCTTACCAGAAACTTTCGTAACTTTTTCTTTAATCTTTGAAGTTTTATCGGCTGTTTCAGTTTTAGTCTTCTCAACAACATTACGAAATTCTGATAATTTACTCATCACGATACTCTCCTACTCTTTTTAACGGTAGTCTGTTGCTCTTCAAGTTTACTCTGTGTTTCTTGCAAATTCTTATTTACATTAGCAAGTTCTTTTTCTTTATTAAGAAGCTGCTGTTCAAGACTACGCTTATTTTCTTGCAGCTGTTCAATCAATGCTGTGTTATCAGTATAGAAAATCTGGTCACAAAGAAGCTTAAGCTGAGCTTTCTTTTCAGGACTCAAATTTGACAAATTAAAACACTCATAAACATACTTTGCAAGATTCATATTCATATTCTTTTGATTGTTCAGACTATCTTTGAAAGTAGTTAATGCAGTTTCAATTTTTGTCAAATTCTGTTTTGTAGCATCTATAACTTCTATAATAGATGTTTTCAAAGCAAGTAAATTATCAACTATGGTGGTCAATATAGATGTTTCACTAGTCGATGTAGCTTTGTTAAGTTTATTAGTTGCTGCAGTTTTGATTAGTGATATTATCATTAATACTACTGAAGTGAGTACAGTACCAAGGGTACCAACAGTTAACCACTCAGGTAATTCAAAATCTGCGATAGTTGTAAGAAGATTCATATAATCGTATCCTCCAATTCTTTTTTAACATATTGCTTGCCGGTAAGCAGTTTATAATACTGCAAGGCTTCTGCAACTTTTAATATCCAGTCTACTGAAATATTTCTACCAGTACGTTCAAATTCATAGTCAAGTATTTCTGTAGTTTTCTGAATATCTTCACGATGGATTTTTTGATATTCTTTATCTGCGCTTTGCTGCATATAAAGAGTTCTAGGAATTACATTTGTATTTTCTATCATGTCAAAGTACCTCGCAATATACGATATTTCATAGAAATATTACAAATTTTTGGTTTAACAAGTGCGCTATAGCCCTCATCATCATCCTCAAATTTACGATTTCGTAATACCATTTGTAAATAATTAAAGCTACCAATCATAGTTCTACAAGCATTGTTAGTTACTCTTTCAACACTAGTGCTAGTAACCTGAGGAGATGTAGCTGCATAGCTTCTTGAATAAATCTTAAAGTAAAATTCAAAATTTACATATGATTTATCTGTTAAATGGTTATCTGTATCAAAGTAATCATCAAATGTAAAAGTAGTAAATAATAACTGCTTTCTGAAATCTGTTGTGCCAAATAACAAAATAGCACTTTCCCATTCCCAGTCAATTTGTACAATTTCTTCAGGTTTTTCAGTAGTTTCGGTCCAGTCAACTTCTACATTTGTATATTGTACTTGACCCAAATTTCTGCCCATTTCCATATACATTTGATAATTCAGATATTCTTCCTTGACCTCAAAGTCAAAATCAAATTCCATTTTATCAAATACATCGCTTTTGAATAGATAGTATTTAGTACCACTACCACCGATTGAGCCGCTAGACTCATTATACAAATATATATTCGCGAACGAAAAATCAGTAGTCTGTCTTCCAGATGCTGCTAAAGTACGAATAGCATGAAACCTTCGTGTACCAGCAGTTATTCCGCTAAATGCATCAGCAAAGTTTCTAAGCTTAACTGAAGTAATTGATGAATCTTGCGGATTGTTATAAACAATTCCGGGTGATTTACTAAAGTCCGTAATACTTGACAAATTACTATCAGGAAAGTCTGGTACTAAATTTACTGTAGCATATTTATGAATAGTTGTTATTGCTTTTAGCTTATCAGCATATATTTCATAATCAATTGCACCAACTCGCTTGGTAAACAATTCATCTGAGAATTTATATAGAACCCTAGTACTTTTATATTCTATCAATAATTCTACATTTATTTCAGTTTGATTTGCTTGGTATATTCTATCTACTGGAAATTCCCAATACCACCATGAATTTATAGAATTATCAAAAACAATTGCTGGTAATATGCCATCAACAGTTTCTTTATTTAAGAAAAATATAGTAGAATACCTATAATTTACAATTACAATATCAGAAGTATGATTCAACAAATCTCTAACCATTTCTCTAAAATTCATTGTCATAGGTACTAATGTTCTATCATCAGACTGTATATTTTCCTTCATTTCAACGCTACAAATATCTTCAGCGGTAACTACAGCAACATTGCTACTAACTGGTAGCGTAACTATTGCGTTTAGAAAATCGCAGCCTTTTGACTTTGCAGTATTTGTGCATAACCACACATAATATGAACCATCGTCATTTGATGCTGTAGATTTATAAATCAAATACGCACCATCATTATGAAATACCCAAAAGCTTGTGTCGGATATACGCATAGCTGCAGTGAGCTTTTCTGTCACAGCATAATATTTCATTGGGTCAAAAAATTCAATAGTGAGCTGGCCGTTTGCAGCACCAGTACCAAAAATATGCTTTTGAGTTATGAACCAATAGTAGCCGTCAAGATAAAAGCTTGTAATTATTGGTTCAGCAAACTGAGATAGTACTGGAATTTTATTAGTAGGACGTTCTAATGGTGTATTAGTTCCTTGAATCTCACGCTTATAGTATTTAGTTTTATCTACAAAAGATAATACCCAATCTCCAAATACTAATGCCGGTCCAGATTCAAAATAATACTTTATAATTGTATCATTTGCTCGCACAGCATCTTCAACATAATCAGATTCACCAAGAACATATTTTACTGAAGGATATTCATTGCCAGAATCATAGATATATAAATTCGTATCATCAGTGGCAATACTATATAATTTAAGAGGCTCAGTAAAATCAAAATCAAGTTTTTCAAATATATAGTATATTTGAGAAGTACTAGACTTATCTATTAGCAAATAGACATCGGAATACTTTTCTTCCGAAGAAGCAGATTCTGAATATGGAACTTGCAAAACTGAATACGCGCCGCATTCTAATACAACAACGTTATTCATATTCCATAACTGTTTATCAGGAGTGCTATATGTGAGGCTGGCAATATTTACAGATGCTGTATAACGGCAGGATAAAATGCTCAATTTATCAGTATCTGATAAACTTACAGGCGGCATTTGATGTGTTACTAAAATCGCAAAGCTATCTTTAGCAGGTATAATCTTAAAGTTGCCAAAATTAAGTCTATCGTTATTATATACATAGAAATACGATAAACTATCACTTATTCGTGCAATTTTAGATTTATCTTTATATAAGTATAGTGCTATCGCAAAGTACTCATAACTTTTATCCGACATAGGAGTATAAGTTGCTAGTACCCAGTAGCCGTTATACAAAGCATACGCATCATATAAATCGCCAGTAACACCACTAGCAATTTCATCGTATTCATCTATATCATGAAGATTTATTGCAAATATTTTTGATAATGTTCCATCATATGCGACATTAAAATTATAGACATATATTTTACCATCAGCAAAGGCTGTAACTGTAATATCAAAATATTTACCATCTGGATAATCTTGCAGACAGGCTGTAAAACTACTACATTTCAGAATATTTATAGTAGCAATTAATCCTGATTCTTTAAGCATAGTAAGATATAACGCACTATTAGTGTGATACAATATTGCTAACCCATCAGAATACTTTAATATTTTTACAATACTCTCTTTTGGTATAATATCACCTACAATTATTTCTACAGTAGTGTTATAATTATTTAGCTTATCATCAAAATTTATAACCGATTGTGGTGAATATATTTTATCATTTAGAATATTATATAAACTCAAATTTGGGCTTATATTGTCATTTAACTGTATTTCACCAGTCACTTGTTCTACTGCATAATTATCTTCTGATTTGAAAAATCTATGCAGCTGTAATGTACCTTTTTCAGATTCTTGTATCAAAAAGTATATACCATCTTCTGTTTCATTACATGCAATATTGCTATCTTTTAAGATACGTAATTCAATATTTTCATCAGTAAATATAATTTTATCATAATCGTCGTCTTGCTCAATTACAAATAAACCAAATGATGTCTTCTTATACCAACGCACATTATTGTTTTCTTTAAGATATTCATTTGCAGTATTTGAAACATCATACCAAATAGCAGGTCTAATCGTAAGATTACCTAGCTCATCACGACATACATTTTTGCAATCATGTGTAGAATTTTGGTCGGCTACTAGCGGATTATCATATACTTGTAAGCCATTTATATTGTTAATACTTTGAAATTTTATATTGTCTAAATATTCAAAGTTTGTTGGCAGTTTATGCTGTATAGGTTCACGTCTATAAATATTATTCATCAATACCACCCCTTAGATGAATGATATACGCGCGGTCTTTCTTTACGAGTTGTATTAATTGTAGCCAACAATGTTTCAAACTCATTCATTTCTTCGACTGAACGGACCTTATCATCTAATACTAATAACTGGCCAGCAACATAATGCGGTATTAATTCTGCAGCTAACTCGGGAATTTCATAGCTATTAGTATCAGAAGTTTTAGGCGCTTCAGAATAAACTTTCTTAATTTGATAGTTATCTTTATCAATAGGTATGCCATCATGTTCATTAGCTATATCTACTATTTCAAAATATACACCACCATCTATAAGTTTAGGATATAGTGCATTATAGAATATATGATATTCATTATATTCTTCAGGCAAGCGCTTATGAGCATATTCATTCTTAGTTTCCTCGCCTGTGAGTATTAGACTATCATTCCCAATAAAATTTTCCAGCAAAAATTGTTTGCCATTTAGATATGCATTTTGTTCATCAGCAAATGATATAAAATCAGGTGGCATAGACAATCTTGCTGGTAACACTTTTCTTGATAATATGACAATATATTCTCTGAGATTCGGTAGCACACTGTGCGCTATTCTGAATAAAGCTTCGTTTATTATACGAGGAATTTTTTCGACGTATTGTAGCCGCAAAACTTCTTCAAAAGGTATTTGTAAAATATCATAAATACGCTGTTTTATATCATTATATGTCATAATAAACTCCAAATAAAATACCCGTCAACATTTCTGCCGACGGGTATCATAATACCTAAATATTAGCTTCCGCCGGTTCCGCCGTTTTCACCGGTTCCGCCGTTTCAGCCGCCTCCGCCGCTTTCACTGGTTATACCGGTATAAACCGTAGGATTAACAGAAATCTCAAATGTGGAGAGGTCGATGAAGAGTGCATTAGAATCAGTAATTTGTTTTGTTGCGGCTTCGCCTTTTGCATATCTTGTAGTCGTGGTACCGGAATATGCTTGAGCGGTAAGATTTTCCAAATCACCAAATGCAACATAAACTGCAGCATACGGGTCACAAGTATCAGTACGGAATCTTGCTCGGCCATACCAAACCATGGTATTATTACCGTCTTGGATATAGCTCGTAACCGTGAGAGGCTTTCTATCCCAAAGAATAAAGCCAAGTTCAGAGTTATTTCTGGCAGAATCCATTATAACCATACCCATTTCTTTATTGGTAAATCCGGGTTTACCATTGAGATACGCCCACTCAACAAGCTGATATTGGTCACCTTTCATAGGCCCATCAAAAGGACCTTCAGTAGCGCTCGCACCAAGAGCAGCTTTTATAGCTTTGCTAAGTTTAGCATTGGACGGCATAACGATTTTATCATAATGCAAAGGTACCAATTTGCCATCATAATCTCTATGATTTGCACCATACTCTCTAATAGTATCAAGAACAAATCTTATTTGGTCATATACTGCAATATTATCTGCAGTATCGCCTTCAACAGGATTAAGCTTAAGCAAGTTAAGACCTTTATCCATTGCATGGCCATCGGCGTCGAGCTTGCCACCATAAACAAGGAATTTATTACTCTGAGGAGGCGTTGCCCAAGCACCCGTAGCAACAGTATTGTTGGGTGCCGTGGTATCACTTGTACCAGTATTAGTCCAAGGTTCATAACCATTCATTTCAACAAAATCATTAGCATCTGTAACTTTTACGGAAGTATAATGGTATCTATTGAAATAAAGCTGCTTTGCACCATCAATCTCACCATCAACACTATCAATTGCAGATAACGGAAATTTCTTACCGCCATATGTAAAGCTCTTAGTAAGTGCACCTGCAACAGTTGCAGCGCAGTACTGTTCACGCGTTCTGGCATAATTAGTGGCAAATTCTCTAACCTTAGAATTGATTTCAAGACTACGGTTATCTTCACGAGCTTCTTCAGAAATTGCAAAGGAATCTTTCCAAGTCTGAGCTATGAAGGTCTTGCCATAAGAATCTTCCCAATCATGCAACTTAGCAATCTCCATGTCTTCGGAAGGACGGAAACCGCCGTGAGAAACACTCGTATGATAGCTTTGAGAATAACCATCAAGTGTTTTATTTACAAATACTTCATTAATTTTACTGCCTCTCTGAAATTCTTCAACTTGATTTTCAAGAAGCATAGGAATCGAAAGCCCGAGGACATTAAACTCTGAGCTTTTGATGGCTTCACTGATATTAAAAATAATAGCCATTATTTAACACCTCCGGTCTTAAGTTCATAAAATTGTTTAGCCCAATTCTGCTGAGGACGTCTCGGAACAAGATTATCTACCATGCCTTGGTCTCTCAAAATAACACCAACAAAACAATAGTCTGTTTCATCTGCAGGCAGTGGAATTTCTGCAAGCAAATAATAATTATGTCCGGCAGTCCAAGCAACTTCAGATTTGTCAGCAAGAACCTCACCAGCACCGGTAGAAATTGTAACATCAATTATCGCACCGACATCTTTTGCGCCAAGTCCAGAAGTTGTTGTATATCCATCATTATCGGTAGCTCCAGCACCATCGGTTACAGCAGAATTCAAATGGACTAGTTTGGTCGTAGGATAATTAAAGCGCTCATATCCATAAATGGTAGCCATTATTAAAATCTCCTTATTTTCTTAATTGTGGATGAGCTTTCAAAAAGTTTTTAATATCTTCTTCAGAAGCGTTAGGCAAATATTGTTTAACGCTTGCCACTTCTTGAGGCGACACGCTAATAGCATCACTAGCGGGTGCTACCGCACCACCTGGTATAGAAGTCATATGGTTCAAAGAATTTGTAGCAACTGTTGCAGCTTTATTTGTAGCAGTCTTGCCTTGAAGCTCATCCATGTGTATAGCAAGATATGCTTTTTCAATAGGAACGCCATTATCTACAAGCTTCTTAGTATCGCTGTCAAGGTCATTATACGAGTTAATTGTAACTCCATACTTTGCATTAAGTAACCCGAGTTCCGCTTGTTCGCGTTTCTCGCGTTCTTTTGCCAAAAGTGCTTCAGCTTCAAGTACCTTAGGATGTGAATTAACGATACTCTCAATTACAGGTTTAGCTGTAGTGGGTTCAATACCTGCATCCAACAATTTCTTATCTAAACCAGAATTCATTGCAGAATCCCATGAATCGAAGCCAATCGCTTTGGCCAATTTTTCGCGTTCTTCGTTCAATCGTTTAGATACAATCTTTGTTACATCATCTGCGGCCGGCGGCACCGCTCCATTATTTGGATTTTCGCCTTGTCCATTCATAATAATATCTCCTTTGTGGGCGAGTTTGAGTGGAGACTCTTTTGCAGCCCTCTAAATATATAATATAATAAATGTTTCCAAATATGCTAAAAATGTAAATTATAAGGGCATAATTTATGCCCTTATAACTTTATTCATAAATCCAAAAGCAATCAACATAATTATCAGAACAATCCCATGTATCTTCAACAATACCATATATTGCGCACGTTAAATGTCTTTTTATTCTGATAATAATTTTATGCCTACGGTACATAATAGCAATATCTTTAACAGTTTCATCATTATTACAAAAATATTGTGTATAGCCTAATTTAGCAAGAAGCTTTTCATAGCAACAAACACATAATTTTTCACACTTGTTAGTTTTAGCTGTTACAGAAAGCAATTTATCAACAGTTCTATATGACAATCCCGTAACATTACATATTGCTCTGCATACACAGTCGTTGATATTTGAATTTACTGGATTTTGATTAAAGTATCTGAAATTACTCATTTTCAACAATGCAATAATAGTAGAGTGCAAGCTTTTCGCAGGCCTCTGGCCCATCGTCATCTTCAAGGAATGCCTTTGCCAAACCGACATAGAAATGGCAATCCCTATCAGGCGAGATACAAGGCCTAGTAGCTTCGCAAAAATCCGAATAAAGCATGTTGGCTGCCATTCTCAAATCGCGTTCATCAAAATCGTCGAAATGTATATTCATATCTTTTGCGGCTTTCATAATCTGTTCAATACTGAAATGCGGACCATGAGTACCATCAGCATTGTCCAACTCACGATTCCATTTGTTCATATCAGACTTACTAAGATATAATGATTCGCCGCGGTCAGAATACCTACGACCTCTACCAGTACCTTTAACTCCACGACGCCCATCCATTTCATAATCGTCTTCATACTCATCATACGGTTTGCCATAGTCACGACGACCATAATCACGTCTCGCATAATCATTACGTCCATAATCATTACGACGATTCATGCGGTCCATCAAAATCATATCAATTATGTTACTTCTCATAAGAAACCTCCAATTAAGCTGTTGGTGCAGGTGTACTAGGCACCGGAACTGATGCAAGTTTATTTACAGGTGCACAAGAAAGATTACGCAATATCCTGAATGTTGCAGAAATAGCGCTCGTAATAACTCGCATAGGATACCTAGTACGAGTTCTAAGCGAACATGCTGTAACTTGGGAACAGTTACAATTAGTAACAGGATAAGTCGTAGTTTCAGTACCTATTGTAACAACTACAGGCATATTTATAGTTGCCGTATCAGGAATATTCTGAATAAGTACTAAACAAAATTTCTGTCCATCTGAATAAGTGTTTAGCGGCAAATTTATAACTAATTCACCATTAGCAACTGTAATAGAATTACTAAATACCAATCTATTACAAATGTTACAACTTGTATTACATGACATAGTTTGCCTCCTTTATCAGGTAGCGCGCAATTGCGCGCTACCGAGTTCATTAATTAAAATCCACAATTTCCGCAACCACAGCCACGGTTATAGCCATATACACTTTCATAAGGCGAACAAGTAATATAGGCAGGCTGTGCAACTGGACGAAGCGTATTAATAAGAGTCTGCGTCTGAGCATTCTGAGAAAGCTGAGCGGTGAGCTGTGCATTCTGTGCCTGCAAAGACGAAATCTTTTCATTCGTAAGGAATCCAAGAATTGCATTCGTGCTTTCGCGCTGTCCATCAATAATGTCTCTTGTACTTGTGTTAATCGCCTGCTGAATAGCACAAGCATTGGTAGCCATATTATAATTTACATTATCAATGGCTCTTTGAGTCTGGCAACAACAATCTTGAAGGCGATAACCTAAATCGGAAATAGCACTACGAGTTTCGTAACCATTCTGCATAATAGCAGTATTAACACCGCTGAATCCTTGGCAAAGAGACTGCTGGACACCTGCCTGACCGAGTTTCAAGTCATTAAGGCTAGAAAGGACAGCGCTATTATTGAATCCACTGGCCACATCATTAGTAGTTGCTACTTTTCCAAGTTCATAACCAATCTCTTGGCCAACACCTTGTCGGTTTCCTCCCCAGCCGTTATTGCCCCAGAGTGCAAACAAGAGGATTATCCAAATCCATTCA